GCTAGTTCCCGAAGTTCCGGAAGATCCACTGGTTCCAGAAGATCCACTAGTTCCTGAAGTTCCTGAAGATCCACTTGTTCCTGAAGATCCACTTGTTCCCGCAGATCCACTTGTTCCAGAAGTTCCAGAAGACCCACTGGTTCCACTGCTTCCACTAGTTCCCCCACCTACGATCAATGAAGCTGAAAACCATGTGCCTTGTCCAGCAGTACTTCCATACAACAATGTTTGCGCTATACTACTGTATGCAGTAAAATCAACATAATCTGTCGTTCCATTTAGATAAACAATTTTGGTGTTACCTTCACTTTGACCTGTACTAGTATTTGTTCTATCTTGAGAAAGTAAAAATGTATTACCATTTTTTCTAGCTTGAGCATTAGTTTGTTGACCGCTTGTTGAACTAGAAGCGACATCCCACCACAAATTAAGAGTTACTAAATAATAACCACCAATAGTTGGTTTGAATTGATGTGTTGTTCCATCCCACCAATTTTGAGGATCAAAATCATCTATAAAATCTATTAAAACGTCACTACCACCAGAAACAGATTGATTAGCGTTCAATTTACCTTGAACAACATAATTACTTGCTGTTAAACCACCTCCACTACTTCCAGAAGATCCAGAAGATCCAGAAGATCCAGAAGATCCAGATGTTCCATTGCTTCCAGAAGTTCCCGAAGATCCGCTAGTTCCCGAAGTTCCGGAAGATCCACTGGTTCCAGAAGATCCACTAGTTCCTGAAGTTCCAGCAGATCCACTTGTTCCTGAAGTGCCTGAAGATCCACTGGTTCCTGAAGATCCGCTTGTTCCAGAAGATCCACTAGTTCCTGAAGATCCACTAGTTCCTGAAGATCCGCTTGTTCCCGCAGATCCACTGGTTCCTGATGTTCCAGAAGACCCACTTGTTCCAGAAGATCCACTTGTTCCAGAAGACCCACTAGTTCCTGCATCTCCAGTTCTTGAAAAATCCGCAGCAAGTAAAGCTCCGTTTGCTGGTAAAGACCCAGAGATATAAGAAACAGGGATCTTATAGTAACCAGTAGCAACAGTTACATTTCCCGTAACTTGAAATAGATTAACCGTAGTTCCAACAATGTCTCTGCTATAAATAGTTAACACTCCTCTAGCTGAAGTGGTTGTACTATCATCCCAAGTGTTATACCACCCAGTTTGGTTATTACCTAACTGATCTAAGTTGTCTATGAAAATTACAGTTACCGCAGATATGGTTGCATTATTGTACGCTAAAATTCCACTGCCAGGATCGGTATCTGTAGTCGTTGTGGAGAAATTATATCTAACTCCTCCATTTTGACCACTATATCCACTGCTTCCTGAAGTTCCAGAAGATCCACTAGTTCCCGAAGATCCACTTGTTCCAGAAGATCCACTTGTGCCAGATGTTCCAGAACTACCAGATGTTCCACTACTTCCAGAAGTTCCGGAAGATCCACTTGTGCCAGATGTTCCAGAACTACCAGATGTTCCACTACTTCCAGAAGTTCCGGAAGATCCACTTGTGCCAGATGTTCCAGAACTACCAGATGTTCCACTGCTTCCAGAAGTTCCAGAAGATCCTGAACCGCTTCCAGCAACTACCTGTCTTTTTATTATATTATTTTCGATTACTAACGAATACAATCCTGTAGTAGATGTTATATTTGGTAATTCAGTAAATATCAGATTATTACTACCACTATAATATAACGTACCCGTTGTTAAAGTATCTGAATCAGAAAACTTCGGTATATAATTTGCAGATCCAAAACCATCAATTACTTTTTTCCCACTTAATTCTGAATAATTTATTATATTGTTTATATATCCTGAAGATATAAAAACTGGATCTGAAAATTCAGAAACAGTTTCATCTGAATTTATACCTCTAACTCTAACAAAATAATTTGAATTTTCTGTTACTGGAAAAACAAAAGAAGGATCGATAAGATTATGTACAAAATCAGTTAAACCAGTAATTCTTCTCGCCAAACAAATTCCAGTTACACCCGAGCCTAAATCAGTGAATCCCGATAAATTATTTAAAGTATCATTGACGTACCTAGAATTAGAATACGTTCCTGTAAAAATACTTCCGCTATACTGCCCACCATATGGCAAAAATTTGAAATTATTATTTCCATCATACGCATAAGATAAAAATACTTGTGAGCTTTGTGAGAATCCAGAAGGAATTCTTATTTCTGATATATAATTTAAATTATTATATGAACTAGAATAAACTCCAGTTGGAAAAGAACCAAAATTATCTACATAAATAGTATGATCAGGCCATTGAATACCTGAAGATCCATAAGAAGTAAAAATCTCATCTGAACTTTGATACAGCCCAGTTCCAGTTCCATAAGCAATACTATTTATGTTTTCAATAAAGAAATTTTGTATATAAAAATCGCGTTTTACATTATTTTTTCCACTTTCTTCTATAGATATATGAAAAGAACAATCTTGACTAGACAATATATTATTCCATGAAACAAAAGCCTGTAAATTTAAATCTTTATCTGTATTGTTAAAATCACTGAACACATATCCTGTTAAATTAACAATTTTTGTCGGAAAAGATGAAGCGTCAAAAGATAAAGGTTTAATACCTGAAGAATTTATGCAATTACCGCTATATAAATAATTATAAGGAACAAGATGAACAAAATAAGGTCTTCTTATATTGTTATCTGTATTCAGATTTCCCTTTTGTAAAGTATCTAGATCTGGTATCTGAATATTTGTTATATTAGGATAAAAAACATTCGAAGTGTACAAAAATTCTCCGCTTATAGAACTAAAATCTTGTTGTGAAGAAACGAAAACCCCAACATTCTTTATAGAATCAAAATCTTCATAATTAACCGTAAGATTAACATTATTATTTACATCTATTTTTTGTATAGAAGCGTTTGTACTTCCATAGTTTACTAACGCTGTACCTGTACTTTTTAATCCGCTGTTATCTACTGATACGACATCTATAAAAAAACTATTTAAGCTTTTAATGTTATCTATTCCACTTAAATTATAAAAAATATTTAATAAATCACTTGTTTCTACAGAATAAGAGGTTTCAGTGAAAACAGAAGGGCTGTTAAAAATAAAATTTCTGTTTACATCATAAAAATTCAATAAAAATCCAGAAAATCCATTATCAGTAACATTTTTAGTTAATATGTTTTTAGTTATTGGTCTTGTTACGTCCCACTTTAAAGACAAAGTATCTTCTTTCAAAGATCCACTAACAAATGAAGTATTTGGATCTAAACCAAAAATAGATGGCGAAATAGTATTGTCAGAAAAGGATAGGTTATTGTTAAAATCAAAGTTTAAATTTGATATAACAAAAGGCTCTGTATATACTATATTAACATTGTCCAAAAATGCCATATATTACTTTACACGTTTATTAATTTATAATTTGAGTCAAATGCATAAAAATCAAGATTAGTTTTTGAAGTGATATCTCCAACTGGAGTTTCCCCTAAGAAAATATTCACTTTAGTTGCGCCATCTCTCAGTATATTAAAATTGAGAGTTTTACCATTTCTTTTTATAATACACATTAAACCAAAAACATTAGTAGAACCTATATTTTGTAAATAAGAAAATAAAAAATTGAAATCAATAGTTAATTCTTCATATGCATTATCATAGTATTGCTTATTCAAAACTTCATTTTCTACATAAAAAGAATAATCGTAAACATGATTTATAGAACTAACATAACTAATTGGGGCTATTTTAATAGCTAAAGAAATAATAGTATCATCAAAAGCTTCATTTATTTCATTATCAGTTGAAAAAACTACCTGTTTTTTGTTGTTTTGTATATTGTCTACATATTCATTTTTCTCAATTATGTTGAATTTTTCTTTGCTATATTTCATAGCTGTAACGGCATATTCATTGGAAGACGCTTCATTAATATTTACAATTCTATATAAATCATGATCTGAATCATTTTCATTTAAATACACAGCAAAATTAGCATCAGATCTCAAACTAGAAAAAGCTCCATATGATATTTCTGGAAATCTTGAAAAATAAATACTATTTATTTGAGCGTCTGCTTCAAATAAAGCTACAACGCCATATAAAGGAGCGCCCTTGGATCTTGCAACAGTTCTTAATAAAGTTTTATTTTGATAATATTTTACGTTTTCTCCATCATACGTTATCTGCAAAACATCATCGATTGAAACTGGAGATATATCCGATCCAACTTGAGTTCCATTTTCGTAAATAGACAACAAAGAAGTGTTTTTGCAAACGAAAGAATAATTAACATCTGAATAAGAAGCTGGACTTGGCCCAGCATATGTTTCTGAAATTTGCGATATACCACACGAAGCGTATTTAACAATAGAGCTAAACTTAAAAGAAATTTGACAATTATCTATATGAGACTGATTAGTAAACGCTTTTTTATTCCAAGATGAACCTGAAGTAGATGAAGCTGTCAAAGTTCTATTAGTATCTGAAACGATTATATTAGAAACAACATTCCAAGAAGTAAATGTAGAATTTATTATTTTTAATCTAAGATTGCTATTATCAACTTCAGAAACCGAAAAATTCAATTCTAAAGGTTTATTATTTATTATTGAAAATATTTTGATTACTTGGCCTAAACAGTTTTCTGGAACTTCTCTATCTATATAGATATATTGATTTTTGAAATCTAAACTAGTAACTTTTCCATAAACCACAGAAGCAGTTTTTAAAGAATCAGAAATACGCACAACATTTCCTATTTGCAAAACTGAAGCTTCAAAACCTGTAATGAAATTTACTATTTCTGATTCTAGCTTTCCTGTTGCCAAATACCATTTTCCTACTCTTTGAGCCTCCGTCTTAGAAGTTATTCCTAATCCCAAAATCTCTTTTTCAACAATTCCAAACTTTTTTATCATTTGAGAGTCTTCTACATATATTATTTTATCTTTAAAGTTATCTGTTTTATCTGAATAAGTTACTTTTGCAACTGTAAAAATATTATTTAAATCGCCTGAAGAATAAGAAAACAAACCATCTTTTACATTAGAGTTTGTAAATATATAAATCGGATCTTGCAAAACATCAGTTGTAAGATTCAATAGACCATTTTTAAAATAAAATATCCCTCTAAATATTGATGAAAGATCTGTCAAAGCCTTTAACCCTTCATTTTCACTATTCAAAACCAAATTACAAGAAAAACGATTTTCTAAAAATTCTTTATAATCTGGATGTTTAGCTACACAATAACCGTATTTTATATTCAAAGAATTATCGAATATTGGTTTTGATGTATAAGAAATACTAACACGTTGATCTTCAGATGAATAAGGTAATGAACCTATTACAGATCCTGAAAAATAACCAGCGATGTAGCTTTTAATTTTATCTTCTACGTTCAAAGTAGAATTTTGCACATAATTCAAGATGGCTTTGAATAAATTACCATCCAAATCATTTTCTAAAACTTTTCTAGGACCAAAATCATTACATAACTTTAAAGTTGCTGTTCCATTAGAAACTGTAGCTGATAATATAACTTTTTTATAATTTACATTAATCGATTCTGCGGATTCATTTTTTATATCATAAAGATACAAAGTATATCCAAACGGATATTTTTCTTGTATTTGAGCTTCTGTTTGTGTAGTTGAGAAAGTTACTGTATTAAAATTATCATCACCGTATTTTAAATCATTATTAAAATAAAAAATATCTGGTTCGTATTTTGTTGATACATTAGTAACAATCAATTCATCACAATATTTTGATAAAGTTAATAATTGCCATTTATTAAGATCAGATTCATTTAACTGACCTCTAGCCATTCCATACCTACTGTTTGTGCAAAGATCATAAAATATCCATGCAGGATTATTTGTCCACTTAAGAGTTCTGCCAAAAGATCCAGACCAATCTCCATCATACTCTCTAATCTCTCCATCATAATTGTCAGGAATTTGAATTTTTAACAACTTACAATCATAAGATCTTACAGGAATTGCATTGAAATGCTTAGAGCTTATTTTATTTTTACACAATACTGAATACGGATAAGAAAATGGATAATCTATTTTTTCAGTTACAGAATCAACATAAAACGATCTAGTTTTATTTAAACTTTCGGAATCAGATCCTAATCTTGATCTTAAACTATATATATTAATAACTAACTCAGGAAACAAACTGGATTTTTTATCAATATCTTCTATAGTTATATTAAAAGGCAGAACTACTGTTCCTCCCTTAGCAACAAAACAAGAATTAAACAAGAAATAAAAATCTTCTCTTTGAGTTAAATTACTGACATTAATGATAAATGTTATTCCTAATGGTAAAGTATTTCCTTTATCATCAACAGAAAATAAGCTATCAACACCAATGTTAACATCTACAGAAGTGCAGTATTTATTTTTTATGTAATGAGAGAATGGTCTACTATAATTTCTATATTTTGCATACCCTTGTTGGGTCGCATTCATAGAAGAAGAAGCGAAAAAATCATTAGTAATTTTTACATTAGTCTTTTCAGGTGGAATTTCCACTGGCAAAGTTAAATTTTCTTTTGCCGCTAAACGATAAGCACCAAAAGATATATCATACAACTTCGTTTTATATTCATAAATCGCTTTACATTCAGAAACAGAATTTTTAATTTGATTGCCAACTGTAAAATCTATAGAGCTAGAAGTAAAATTGTACAAATTTGTTTTTTTATCTCTAACTACTACATCATTATAGTATACTCCATAAGATAACGAATTGATGTCATTAAATCCCAAATCTATGTAATTAAGAGTTTGACCATCAGAATTCACTAAACCTTCTATCGGACCTTCTGAAATCAAATCCAAACTATCATAAAACGATTCAGTTTCAAAAGCTTGATATGCAGAAGATTCTTTTAAAATTTTTTCGAAATTTTTGGAAAATTGTATTTTCATTATTAACTGTTTTTATTCTACAATAACGTAATTTTTATAAAGATCGTATAATTCTGGCGCTAATCCATTAGACGCATAGCTTATAAATTGTATATTATTGGATACAACTACAGATCCTATCTTGTATCTACCATAACCTATTGGAACTGGAACGTTTCTTAAAGACACGTTTTCATAATTACTAAACAATCTTGAAACTGTTTTTATATCTACAGGAGATTTTGGTGTTAATAATTTAGTTATTAACATTTGAATTCCTGTTCCTATAAGCATTAAAGCTATTCCTATAGCTAATTCAGCAGAACCTAATATAAGCGGAACCACTTCAACTTTTGAATCTTTTTTCAAAATTGGTGAATTAATATACTCTGGAGGCACAACTTTTCCATCAACATATATTATAAAATGACTTAAATATTCATCTAAAACCCCTAATGTTGAAATCAATTTATTACTATTAGCTTGTATAGCTTCAAAAATTTCCAAAACAGTTGAAACATTTAATTTCCAATCTGTTTTTATAAAATCTTCAAAAACACCATGTAATTTAACGCTTACCATATAGTTATTTACACTTCATTTCTTTAAACTCGTCTTTGTCTAAAATATAAAGCAGCATATCAATATTATGATATTTTTGATAAAAAATATCTAATTCAGAAAAAAATTCATTTTTTAAATGACTATGAAATAAATATTTTATCACATATTTGCTTTTGACCTCTAAGTAATCTTTAGGATCTATTATAAAATAATTTATACTATCAGGATGTTTATTGTTAATTGGTAAAAATTCAATTCCAACTTTTGACTCGACAATAAAACCGCAAACTTCTTTGGCGCTATTCAAATGACAGTAATCTTTTATTGTATTAAGTAATTCATTTTTTATTGTCATATTGAAAGGTAGCTGGAAAACCACCATAAGGTAATGTTTTATTAGATGTAACGTTTCCATCTTTAGACAAATAGTCTTTAAATCTTAGCAAACAACCTCTTAATGTCTTAGAACATTGATCTTGTTTCCATACATTAGTATTTAAGTTTGGTTGTTTATTTACAACATTATTTTCAAGACAAACATAAAAATTTTTAGGTTTATTTGATAAAGATATATTATAATTATTACTTTCAACCGTAGAAACATTAGGCACAAAATCTAAATAAACAAAATCTCCTTGCATATAAATACCAGTAGCTGACCATTTTTCGCGATATTGCATATTTACCAAACCATAAGTATTATTAGCTAAATCTGCTTTATAACTTGCGAGAAACGTTTTATCATTTTCGTCCGCAATTGGAATACCTGCATCATAAACATTACCCCATTGACTTTTAGCAAAGAAAACACTGCTCGGTTGAGAATTTGATTCTAAATATGATATATTTACTATTGGACCACTATAATCTGGAGTGTTTCCATAATTACATCCATAACATCTATAACCCCAAGAACATGTATCATTAGTAACCTTTCTTGCAGGTATATTTAAATTTTGTAAATCTACTTTTGTAGACAACTCTATTTCAACATGCTCTTTATTTTCTAATTTTTTAAGGTTTACAATAAATTTGTCGTAAGCTATATAAGTTTTAAAATTCGAAGTTCCAAATGGATTTATACCATTATCAAAATTTTCTATATCTAAATCTTTAGCCAATATTTTTTTTCTATTAAAAGATTTACCAATAAGATCAGAGCGATCTTTTAAAACATGAGATATATAATTATTTATATTAGCAATTTTTATTGTTGGTTTTGATTGTTTTCCATTAGAAGATGTTTCTATATTAGACAACTCACATGGAATAAAAACATATTGTTGACCCTGAAAAATCAAATTATTAGAAAAGTTTTTAGATCCATGAAATCTTAAGTAACCTTCATTGGATTCTAATTGTAGCTCATATAAATCAAGAACTACATAATTATTTAATTTAAAAAAGGTATTCATTTTAAGATGATTTTCCTGCTATGTTAAAAATGTTTGGCAATCTATAAGAATAAGATGAAGATTTCAAATCAAGAGACGAAGCTGAAGCCCCGACAAAAAGAGAAAAATATTGGTCAACTAAATAATTAGTTGTCGATAATCTTTCTGTTTCACTTAATATTCTATTGTAAAATAAAACATCAAAATAATTAATAGAAAAAGAGCCTGAATTTATTAATTTGAAAGTCGTAGAATTTAATGATTGAATTAGCTGATTAGTGCTAGTAGATGCTGCGCCAGAACTATCTAATGCATTTATAGTTTCAACCAAGACTCCATTTAAAAATATATAATAAGTAGAAGATATTCTTCTTACATTTAATATGAACGGTCTATATGTTTTGCTTGTAACTAACGGTTTTGATATTTTCTTTATATCAAGAGCGCCAAAATCAGAATAAACAGGAAATTCAGTATAATTAGTTGGTTCTGGCATTTCTGTTTTATTCGCTTGATCAAACAAAGGCATATTCTTAAAATAAAACACCTTATTATCTTTTGGAGTAAAAGTTGTCCATTGAGTTCCTAATTGATAAACATATATCTGATTTGTGACTGTATTATTTGGAGTGTTAGTATATGTCCAATCAAACAACTTCATTGATCTATTAGATTTTGTAAGAGCCGTATTTATATCTGAAAATGCACACACAAAATATAAATCAACAGATCTGGAATCTATACCAACCGAACTTGAAAAGTCGTAATGTATTTCTTTATTAGAATTTAAAGATAAATAATTATAACCTAAACCTTCAAAATTAGTATTTCTAGTTCCAGCGTTAGAACTGGTCATGGTATAAGCTTCTGGCGAAGCTGAAGATCCGCCTTTCCACTCGGTATTACTATTTAATTTACTATTAGGAAATCTAAAAATATAATCTGCTGGTAAATAATTATTATATAAATGAAAACTTGCAGATGCATCAGAATTTATATCAATAATATATCCTGGTTGTCTATTATCGGTTTTTGTATTTACTGGATAAAAATCAGCAACAAATGCAGACACACTTGTGAATTCTGTTGTTGGAATTCTAACTATTTCGGGATTATCTTGTTGTTGAGCAAACCAATATGAATTATAATTTCTAGTTAAATAATAACAATTTGTTGGTCCTAATTCGCCATAACCTGGAAAACTAGAATAAGCCGATGAAGTTTTATAATAACTAGGATTTAATGTTCTATAATATATGTCCCAAATAGTGTAGATAGATTTTGGAGAAACACTTCCATTTATTGGAAAATTCGCTGGATAATAATATTCACTATCTTGAGTATTCTGCTCTTTTCCGTAAAACTCATTAATTTGTAATAGAAAACCAGCATTAAAAACGCCAGCTTTTCCTCCACCTCCTCCAGCATACAATTGCGAACCAACTTGAGAAAATATATTATATTTTATATCAGTTCTTTGAACTGTTTGCGACGATATTGAAAGATTTGTTTTTAATTTTAAACCTAATGCTGGTCCACCATTTGTACTATCATAAACATTTGGATCGCTATTGTTACTATATAATTGCTGTGTTTTAGTGATTTTTTCTTTTATTGTTTTAAAACTTGCAGTATATGAATAAGCTCCATTTTCAGCATTTATAGTTACAGCATCTTTATCAAATTTCATTGTTCCACCGTTACCAGCTCTACCTAAAATTTTTGTATTCGAAGGTATGTATAAATTAATTACAGTGTCATTAGTAGGCAACGCAGTTGTTTTTCCGGTAAAATTATTATAAATACCATCTAATTTAATTGCGGCTTTATTAACGTCAGCAGAAGAAAACGAAGAGTTTTCTGGAAAATAAATATTTATTCCAGAATAAAAAGATAAATCATTACTTCCACCATTTTTCTCTAAAATTACCGCATCCAAATCAAAAGTTGAAGTATAAGTATTAGGATTTAAATAAATATCAAGAGAAATTTTTTCAATTTTAATATCAATTGGAGTTCCAGAATATCCTATAGCAACTTGATTTGAAACATTTTGCGTTACATAATCTATACCACTTGCATAAACACTAACGCCAGTATTTCCTACTGAATATGTATATAATCTAGCATAATAACTCGTATCAAAAGCTAAACTAGAAATTTCGTCTTTGCCTACTTTAGCGAAAATATCATCATCTCCAAAACCATAACATGTAGAATATTTAGGCGTTTCATTCGTATTTACAGGAACATTTATTTTTTTACTATACAAAGGAGTTGTAAAATTAGAATTATCTGCAAAATCTAAACCATATCCAGTAATAAAATAGTTATGCAAATTGCTACCAGTTATTCCTGTTGGAGGCTTCCAATAGAAATCATATTCTATGCCATTTTTAGGACTAAAATTTTTAATTACCCTAAAAGATCTAGGATTTCCACCAGTCAAATTTATTAAACTGCTTCCTGTTGCTTTTATTGTGATATTACCACTAGGGTCTACAGATCCATCTTCAACAGAAACTGAGTTAATTATTAAATCCGTAGATTCTTGTTGTTGCACTGCTGTTCTTGTTGGATAATAAAAAAGATCAAAAGACGCGAAATCACTTGGTTCTACAATAAAAGAATCAGAAGTTATGTTAAAATTAGTTTGATTACTGTTGGTAATTGTATATAAAACTTGAGAATTACCACTATTTAACACAGTAATTGGAAAATGTATTCCGAAACCAGTTAAACAATTTCCAATATTCACTCCAGTAATATTTGTGTAATTCATAGTTTTAAAAGTGTATTGAAATAAACATCAGATTTTGTTAAACCCTTAAATTCTAAAAATTTCACTGAAATATCATGATTATCTTTAAATTTATATGAATGATTCCATTCTGGACAATAAACAGTTATATTTTTATTATAAGGTTCTGGTAGAACAAATTCAAATAACTTAAAACCGCATTGAGAATCTAAAAATTTTAAAATAGCAATAGCTTCTTTATCTGAACGATTATTAAAATTCAAACTTAAATCAAGAACATTTTTATTTATACCATCCTGTTTATAACTTACAGATGTCATTTCATATTCATTTTTCAAAAATCTTGGTTTCAATGGAATAGAAAAATCTAAGTCAGGTTTAAAATAAAAATTTTTCGTGAATAAACTATTTAATCCAGTTGGACTTTGACTTTCATTAATAAATGAACCATTTTGTCCAGTAAACCAGTAATAACCTTGATAAGAAGCTAATGAATTATAATAAACAATGTCGTGAGTATAATACATTTTATTCTGATTGAAAAACCTTACTGTTGTTTCATCAGTTATTAAATAACCCTTGTAGTCCAAGCTTGAATCATAAGCAGTGCTACATTGAATAGTTAAGTTATTTATATTCGCTTCTACAGATTTAGAATCTAAATTCTCAAAATAAATTTTAGCGTTATTTTTATATGGATAAAATAAATCCATTTCAACATTTTGGTAAGAACTGTTATCAGTCAAAGGTTGATATTCAAAAGTATTCTGAAAGAATCCCGCCAAAGAATTAGCTTGCTTATCTGTCAAACCATTATAATTTAAAACAAAATTAGTTTTCAAATTATTTATGTTTGGGATTACATTTACATAATACCCATCGCCATAATTAGCTCTTATAGCTTTTGTGCTAAAATTAGCGGAGCAACCGTATGTTTTATTAAATAAACTATCAATATTTTTTGTCAAATATTGAGAACCTAATAAGTTAATCGGTGAATATCTATAATCTGAAGCTGTGAAATTTTGACTGGCAATATAAAGATTATCATCATTTGTAAAATGTTTCTTAAATAAATACTTTTCTATTTTAATTAATTCTTCTGCACTAGGTTTCAAAGAATAACCTAGTATTTCATAATAAGAAATATTACTAGCATCATAATTATATCCAGCACTAGAAGGTATAGGTCCATGTGCATTTTTAGCAGTTCCTATTCTTAAACTAGCGCATCCACTTGCAAAATAATTCGTTGTCGTGTTTAATACTTCATAACCATTATTTCTTATTATTAAATTATTTGTTGCATTATTTTTAATTATAGATACAATATTCTTTTTTAAAAGATTGGCTGAAGAAAAAGAATTATTTAACGTTGTTGCATTTGGATATAAATTAGCTGGATCATCTGCGATTATTATAAATTCTTGAGAACCGGCCAAAACATTAGGATTTGCAGAATTATCTATATTATTTCCATAAACTCCTAAATAACCAGTAGATGCTGAAGAATTATTATTTTCGTCTGTATTTATTATTGTAGAATAGTTTGCATAATAATTGTATTGAGTTTTCAAAGCTCCATTTCTTAAACTATCAAATTCATACACAATAAACCAGCATCTATCTCCACTTAAAAAACCACTAAAATTTGGAGAATCTGAATTTGTTAACAATTGATTGTAAGTATAAAGATCAGAGTTGGCTTCACAAGTAACACTATTCTTATTTGAATTATAGTAAGGTCTTGATGCTACAGATCCTGAATTATATAAATTTTCCAATGAATGACCTGGAGCAGAGTTAAACCAAGCGTAAATCTTCCCAGAAGAATCAAACGTCAAATTATTTAAATCATCTGTATTAAACCACGCAAACATTCCAGAAACATCAGTTGGATAAACGCTATCTCCAGTATAATACTGATAATCAACCAAGTCATATTTTATATAAGAAGTTGATATATCAAAATTTTTTATTCCAGTAACTGAAAATTGCGTATCTAAAAATTTACTCATAGGCTATTTCTTAATGGTGCTAAACGTTGAGTTATGGACAATGTGCTTTGCAATAATCCATCAGAAGAAGCGTTTAAAGAACGAGATTCAATCACGCCTGAAATATTAAATTTTTTCAATAAATTATTTTCATAATCTTTTAAATATAAATCGCAATAAGTCGATGTTCCATCTATATTCGCGACATTAGTTTTTTTAAAATAATTTCCTTCTACAGATACTGATTTTATTTTATTTGTTTTTGCTACTCTGAACGGAACTATTTCTCCATTAGCGAAAAATGGCAAGCGATCAACTTTTTCAGAATAACTAAAATTAAAAATTTCAGTAAATCCAAAAACATCACTTACATCCATCAAATAAGTTTGATTAGCATGAGCAGTATTTGATAATGGATTGTTTCTTTTTGCTGATAAAGGCTGTAATCTACTTGTACTATTTTCAGCATTTATTTTTCCAAACCAATCAAAATCGGCTTTGATCAAAATAGTAGAAAAATTTGACACTTCAAAACTTAAAGATTTTAAATAACAATTATCTATGCTAACTCCTGCAAACGAACAAGGAACTGAAGATTCAGTTGAAGATGTCGGTTCTAAATATGATGGTAAAGTTCCAGTTAAATAAAATTCTGTACTTAAAGATCCTATTACAGTATTTTCTGGCGCATATCTCAATAAACTTCCATCTGACAACAGAACTGGAGAAATATTAGAATTTAAAGATATTCCAACGGATTTTGAATAAAAAACGTCAGAATTGATCCTGAAATCTATATTTTCATATTTTATGAATTTACTCATTAAACAACAATATATTTTAAGGAACTTGTTACTGTAACTGGTATATTCAATGGAGTATAATCTGATTTAAACAATCTATATTGCAACAATTGTCCAGAAGTAAAACTACCAAATGTAGGAAAAATTATTTCAGAAACTTGATTTGCATTTAATGCTAATAGACCGCTACATTTAACATTTGTAAAATCACCAGTAGTACCAATATTATTATAACCACTAACACTCGTAGTAGTTGGAGTTATAGCATAAAACTGAAAAGCAACGTTTGTAGAAACCGTGCTAGATGTAAATAACTTTACTCTTTCTAATTTGCCATTATACATCGATACTCCAAAAGGAGCATCATTATTAAAATTACCACTGCTGATAGCCGATGATCCATTAAAACCAAAAGGATCTATATAAAGATTTGATAATCCAGTTAATCTTGAGTTGTATACTTCTATAAAATGTCCTTTACAATAAGAACTATTAGTTGTAAAACTTCCATCAATATCTAAACTACCTGCTGTAGTTAATTTTGCTACAACATTTGGGCTTGCGCCATAATAACCATTTGCTATAAATACGAAATCATCAGATCCTCCAAAAGTTGGATCAACATATAAATTTCCTATAGACCATTTATCAACATCAGCAGTGCTATCATATCTTGAAAAAGTTACAAAAGAATTTCTTGGCCCTGTGTCTCCACCGCCTAAAACTTTATTGCTTCCTATTCCTATTTCTATTGTTTTGGCTCCAGTAGTTTGAAAATGAGCTAAAGTATTATTAGTTGGTCCAGTTCCTAGAACATCAAGAGTGTATAATGGATTATTGGTTCCAAGACCAAAAGTACCATCTCCAGCCATATTATAAACCACATTATAATTACTCAATCCTGAGCTTGGACCAAAATAAAATTTATTAGAATTTAATCCTATAAAAGCATCGTTAACAGAATTTTTAAATCCTTGAAAAACTGTTGTAGAAGAACTTTGTAATTTTGCTACTTTATCAACTCCACTTATATGAAGAGTGGTATCAGGGGAATAGTGACCTATAGCAACATATGGTGCAGTAGAGTTATTTTTAACAAAAACACCGTTTTTACCTACATTAACATTTCCAAGATTATTATAATTTAATAATAAAACTTCATCAGTAGCGCTAGTTTTAATTTCTGTATTATATGGATCAAAATATATAGCATTACCTGAATTTTGAAATTGAATTGATGCACCGCTAACTAAAAATTTATCAGTTAAAGATGACGTAGAATTAGTGATGCCAAAATTACCACTCTGATCGACAACAAATAAATTAGTAAATGTAGAACCAGCATTAACAGATGATTCTAAATACAACTTAGTATCATTAGCTTTTTTACTAAATTCGTAATAAGTATTTGGATCTCTTAAAGATAAAGCTATTTTTCTACCAGAATTGAGAGTTGATATTCTTATCTGTCCTGAACCATTTGAGCTAGTTACATTATCAGCCACATCTAAAGATACATCAGGACTTCTATCATTTATTCCAACAAATCCATACGTTCCACTTACAGATAAACCATAACTGCCTCCATTTTCAAATATAGTCAAGCCTTGACCATTCTGGGCATAAAAACCAGTAAATGATTTGCTAAATTCATCTTGTGTTATCTTATTGTCTTGAGACGAATCTGAATTCGATATTAGAAAAATATCACTTGAGGCAACACTTGAGCCTAATTTAGGTGATAAAGATGAAAGTGGTATTCCCATAAATTAATTATTTAAATAAGCTCTATAGTTTAATTTTACACTTAAAATATCATCTGCGCTTGAAGTAATTTGTTGCGACACTAGTTTTGCATTGTTTAAACTTACATCAAATATGTTAATACCAACTGATTTTCTATACATGTACAAAGTATTTCCGCCACCAACCAATAAATCTTGCCCATTAACAGCCAATGTTTCATCTTGAAAAACAGTCCCTTTCACATTTATCGAAAAATTATAATCAATATCATTATTTAATTGATCATAAAGCCTTTTAGTTTCATAATCATCGACTTCCAAACTAAATGTAGCGTCTACTTCTATAGGCAAATTAGATAACACTTCATATGGAATATAATTAAAACCCGGAATTATTGGTCCAGTAGTTTCACCATTTAAATAACCACTAGGTCTAAATATATAAACAGGTTTTTTAGGGCAATTAATGCTATAATCAAAACTCGTTATTCTATTAGTCGAAGATCCACTACAAGTTAGTGTTATATCTTTAACCTGTGGAACACTTATATATGGCGCTGTAAAATTACCAGAAGCTGAATATCCTTTTCCTACGTCTCCAAAAATATTTATTTTAGATGATGTTTTTGGAATTTCACCAACAGCGCAATTTACATTAAAACTCATCAAATAACCACTTTCAAAACCAATGCTTTTTCCTTGGTAATTTATACTGCCTCTAAAACTTGTAGCTTGTCTACTTAATGTTTCTCCAGTATAATTTAAAAAAGGTTCGTTGTATACAAGATATCGATTGATTCCAAACTGACATACCGGCACTTCAGATATAACTTGTTTATTATAACCAACACCTATTGTGTTTATTGGACTATAATTAATAGTATAATCACCATCAACTGATGTTATTCCAGAAATAGGAGTATTGTTTAAATAAAACCTATTCTCGTAATTTAAAATTACACCTTTCATTTTAGCTTCTTACTCCTGCTAGTGAGCCACCGAATTGTTTTTCTTTTCTGATTACTTCACTTACAACAGCATAAACTCTTTGATTTAGATTCTTAGATAGTTCTACATCTTGCTGCTCATAGCTTGTTGTATTACTACCCATCTTTATAGTACCATCTCTTTCTACTGTTGTATTAAAATTAAATGAATTATTTGCGTTCGTATTATTATTAGTAATAGAACTGCTATTTCCAGCCGCCATCATTGAAGAGCCACCATTTTGCATACCTGCACCATATCTATTTACTATAGGAGTGTTATATAATCCACCTTCCATATAACCAGGAATTGTATCAGAAAGACGAGAACCAATTATTCCACCAGTTTGTCTTCTGAATGGAGAAGATACAAAACTTCCAGCTTTTTGATACCAAGTTTGACCATATGTTGGAGCAGAAAATAAAGACTTAAATCCTGTCTGAGGAGTTCCACCAAGATAATTAGCAGCATTTAATGGTGTGTCGGCGGTCATCAAACCTTGTTTTACAAATTGTTTTTGTTGCAAATATTCTGCTTCTGTTCTTATTCCTCCTTGACTATTTATTTTTTCTGTGAAAGCTTTGGCTTTTGCAGCTTGTGCATTTTTCATAACATTTGACAAACCCGCTCCTATGGCAATAGTTGCAGCAGCAGCAGCTAATTGACCAATCATTGCGGCTCTTTGTTGTCTTCTTTGTATTTTTTTCTGAAGTTGTTCTTGTTGATTTTGTCTTTGCGCTTCTAATATATCTTTATACAATGGACTATTTTCTAATCCTTCGCTTGTCATATTAGCTTCCATATTGCCCAAATTGACAGCATTTGATTGTAATATTCTTTTTTGCTTTAAAGAATAATCGTAAGATCCTTGAGATAAATCTACATTATAAGAACCTCCAGCAGCAAATCTTGGAGCCATAGAAAAATTCAAAGAATCCAATACTGATGGACCGCCCATAGCAGCTACCGCTCTTCTATTTAAGACATATTCTCCATTCTCCAATAGTGCTGGGTATTTATCACCAGTTCCAGTGCCTGATATGTACATACCAGATTGAGCGCGAATTATTCCGCCTTCTTGCTTCATCAACATTTCGCCGAAACCAGCACTTCCCAAAATTTTATACATACCCGCTCTCATAAATGTTGTGCTGATTTCATCTAAGAATTTAGAAGCAATACCCATTAGCGCATCTCCTAAATTATGAGATTCTTTAATTGCGGCTTTAACACCATCTACTAAACCATCTGCAAACATACTTGGCAAATTTCTACCAAGTTGATCAACCATTACATCAGCTTGGTTGTTTAAACTTTGAAAACCAATAGCCATATTATTTACAAAACCAGCAGATTGCTCAAAATCATTTCTCATTTGTGCTGCTTTAGCTTCAAAAAGAGTTGCATTTGAACCTATTTGTTTGGACGCTATTTCTAAAGTGGTTATAGTCTCTTGAATAGACGCTTTTGTTTCTTCTGTTAAAGCAGCATCTCTTTTTGTTTTCAATTTATTTATCGCATCATTTATTGTCGCATCATCACTAACTCCAAAATTAGATATTTCAGCAAGTTTAACAGATTCTCTAGATTTTTGAAATTGATCTCTATTAATTTTATTTTTAGCTTTTGCTTCTTGTGCGCCAGTTACAAATCCAGATCCAACTTCTTTCATTCCTGAAAATGGCAAATTAGATAAAATATTTCCTAAATTTTCAAAGTTTGTAGCGCTAGAATCTATAGAATCAAAAAGAGCTTCTGTATTTTTATTTTGAGCTTCTGTATTAGCGTTTTGAGCAGCTATTTCGATGATAGATCTTCTAGCATCTGCGATTGCTTGATTTTCTGCGATAACTTGTTCTTGATCAAAAATAGATTTTAGATCTACTTGTTTAGATTCAAATTCTTGACGCTTATTTAACCCTAAATATCTAAACTCTCCACCTGTTTGAATTTTAGTTAATTCAAGTCTTTCGTTTGCGGATATTTTAGCTTTTTCTACAGCATCTCTTAGACCATTAGCAGCATTTTTTTGACCTAATGTAATGCTTAATTTTTCTTTTTCTAAATCTATTTGTTTTAAAATTGTTGCTTCGCTTATTTTATTAATAACTTGGTTATAAGCTAATTCTTGCAATTTATATTTTGTTTGAGATTCAGTTTCTCTTGTAGCATCTTTAAATTGAGTCAAAACTCCTTCTAATTTTGAAGACAATGCATTGATTTCATCTTCATTTTTTCCAATTATACTTGTAGCAAATTTTTTAATTCCTTCTTTATCAAGACTAGTTCCAGTTGATAGAAAATCACTTATTGCTTTTTGAGAAGACATTCCTGGTATTAGTTTAGAACCAAGAATAGCTTGAGTTGCTTGATTTTTGAATGTTGCGCTTGTTTGTGCAGTTTTTAAACCTTGTTCTGTTATAGTTCTTCCTGTTAATCTATTAAATTCTTCAGTTTGAAATCTAGCTGCTGTTCTTGCTTGCGACTGTTTAAAGGAAAATCCACGAACAGAATCTAAATTGTTAACAACAGCGTTAAAAACTAAATCATTTATTTCTTTTAATTTTGCAGGAACTAATTGTGCAAAAGAAGTTTTAGATTCGAAAGATTTTAAAGCTTGAACAGCATTATCTAAATCATCAGATACAGTATCTAATAAAGTTCTTCTGAATTGTGCGAAATTAGACAAAACAGTTTTTTGTTCATCAGATAAAACTCCTTTTCCTTGTTCCAAATTTTTTCTATAAGCTTCTCTTGTTTTGTCTAAATTGGTTCTTAATACTCTTCCAGCAGAAGATCCAAGTTCTGTTAAATTTTCTCCAATTGCTACTAAATAATCTACAGACTCAGTATCAAGTTGAGAGAAAGTCATCAAAACTTTTCTCAAATTATCTTCATCTACATTACCTGCATAATCCATTGTATTTAACGCATCTTTAAACTGTTTGTATTGGTTTTCGGTTAAATTATTTATATTATCAAAAAAAGCACTATATTCAGTAGCTAATCTTGAAAAATTAGCTTCATTAGCAGCTATATCAATAGCGTTTCTTGGGCCTGACTTTACAGTTTGATATCCTCTTTTGCCTAAATCTTGTATGCTTAATTGACCTAAAGCTTTTGATTGCGCTAATGATGATTTTTGAGCTTCTATTTTACCTCTTTTTTCTTCATAACTAGTCAAAGCTGTTGTCAATTTATTAACGTCATTTCCAGCGGCTTTGAAAGCGTCTTGTAATTTAACATCTTTAATATTTTTAAAATTTAATTCTAAAGATGTGGTAGCCTTCTTAATTACTTCTGGATCGGTAGATGTGCCTAAAAGTTTTAAAGTATCGATATAACTTTGACCAGCAGAAATATTTTGCTGAGTAGTAGATTTATATTCTTCAGCAATTTTCGCAAACTCATCAGCACTTAAAGAAGCCGCGCCTAATGCTTGAGCTAAACCAACCGCTGCACCAGCGGCAGCACCTATTGCAGCTCCCCAAGGTCCAAAGCTTGCTCCAATGCTTGCCCCCGTAGACAAAGAAGTTAATCCTGAACTTAAAACAGATTGACCAACTCGTTCACCAGCAGTCATTTCTGTTCTTTCTTTTTTTCCATAAACAGCTTGCTCAATTAAACCGGCAGCTATTGGTCCAGCAAAAGCTAAAGTAGTTGCTGCTGAAGATAATTTTTGATTCAAAGCTTCTTTTTTTCTTTGAGCAACTTCTTCAATTAATTGTTTTTCTACTTGAGGAAGTATATTATTTAAAATTTTGTTATTACCAGTTAACTTTGAAAGTTCACTAGAATATTGAGATACTTTAGTTTTGTTTTTGATTAATTCATCAGCTAATTGCGACAAAGCTTTTTCTAGATTTTCTATCGATCTGTCCCAATTTTTTGGCGCATTAGGCAACAGACCTTTTACATTAATTTTAGTATCAGCGAAGTTTGGAACAAATCCAGCACTCATTAATCCAGCAGCTTTCTGACCTCTCATTGAATCGCTCAATGCATTACTTAAACCACCATGATCAGCAATTGCGGAACTAAATGTTGGCTGACTGCTATTTCTAATGTGTGGGAAAGGTTTAGTATCAAAGATAGCTTTATTGCCGCTCATACTTTCTTCTAAGCCCATTACTGCTTGTTTATAAGCAAAATTAGGAAGAAATCCTTTGGCGAAACCAGCGAAGCCACCTTTTCTTTCTGAATTTATAAATCTATTTAATACTTTTGGATCATTTAGCTTTGATAAATCTGTTTTTGGACTTGATAAAAATCTTAGTTCGCCAGAACTTAAATTACGACCAATAGAAGATTCAATATCTTTTATCAACTTCATTAAGTCGCCAGAATAATGAACTGAATTTTTAGTCAAAGTGTCTACATCTATAAAATCAGCAAAATTAGGAATAAAACCATTTGCAGAAGCCATCGCTAAGAATGCAGGATTTTTTACATAACTATTTAATAAGCTATTTGTTTCTGCGGATAATCCTTTTACAAGATCAGGACTACTTTTAGCCATTTGAGAATAGCTTGTTCCTGCAAGTTGAGAAAAAGTTTTTCCAAATGCGGAAGGCAATTGATTCTCATGTCCTAATTCATTAAATGTAATTATTGATTCTTTTATTTTAGCTGCACCAGCAGGATTAGCTTTAGCAAATCTTTCATATTTGTCGTTTAAATTTCCAGAAATAGAACCAGTTAAATTTGCTTTTGGAAAACCTTTATATTCAAGAGCTATATCTCCTAAAAACGCATCAAATGCTGATTGTTTTTGATCTGTTCCAGGTTGTAATGCATAACCTCTAATTAACTGATCTTTAATTTTTGATTGAGAAACCAATTGCATTGCTTTAAACACAAAATCCTCATACAATGGAGCGAAAATATTATTATCTCCAACCTTGTCTGCACCTTTAGCACTGCTTCTGAAATTAACTTGTCTAAAAGTATCTACGTCACTTGCTTTAGATATTCCCAAAGTAGGTTGAATAGCATCAAAAGCAGAATTGCCAAATTTTTTAAACCAAGGAACTCTTATTGCACTTGTAGGAGGAGCGAAATTAGGTATAAAACCTTTTGAAAAAAAAGGCGATCCAGATGGACTTATTACATCATAAGAACCAACATCAATAAAATCATTATTAGTATTACGATAAGATTGATTTGTTGTACTTAAATATTGCGAAATAGCTTTTTGAAAAATATCATTGATAGAAATTTTTTGTCTAGTTCTTACTTCAGCAAATCTTCCATCTTTTGCGGATAAATCAAAAAATTGATTACCTTTTGCACTTGTATATCCATCTTGTTTTAATTCGTCATAAGCTTCAGCTTCCCCAAGCAAGCCTTGAACTTGATTGAGAGCATTACTAAACCCAGCTGTATTTTTAATATTTTTTAAAGCCGTTTCTGTTTTTGCTAAAGATGAAGGATCAACTTTATTTTTATATTGATCTATAAAAGATTGTAATTGATTTTTATCATTATAAATTTCACCAACTATTGTTCTTGCCATATTTTTAAAAAAACCATATGGCAGATCAAATTGTTTTTTTACGATATTTGCAGCAAAAAGATCATCATATTTTGGACCAGTATTAGTTTTTGATGTAACAAGATTAGTTTGTTTGGTTTTACTAGCCCATTCTCTACTTCTAACTGTACCTAATGTTTTTAATCCAAAATTAGGTATAAATCCACCATACATATATGGATCAACACCTGTTCTATTTATAGCATTTTGTCTATGTGCGCGGCCAGCATCTGAATTTGCTGGAGGATTAATAAAAGGTTGAGCGAAACCGGGAATATATTTAACACTTTCAGCGGTATTCATTACTCCACCAACTGGAGAATTTACTACTTGACCGGGAGCGTAACCACCAGCTTGTGCGCCAACAACTTCTGCCATTCTTGTGGCATTTGGAATATAACCTCCTGCGCGATTTACTTGTAATCCACCAGATCCTTTTACTCTTACTCCTTGCCCAGCTAATTGAGCAGCTAGTTGTTTAGCAAGAGTTGACTGCATTTGATATTCTGCTGTCTGCTGTCTTGCTATTTGAAGTAATAATTGAGCTTGTGCAGCTTGATTACCCATCAATCCAGAAAGAGCTTGTGCCGCTGGCCCTTGTTGCTGCATTATTTGCAAAATAGATTGTTCAATATTTTTTCTATTTTGTGTTTCGGTGGTGATACCAGCAATCTGAGGTAAAGCCTGACTAAGATAAGTAAAAGAATTTTGTATTAACTTGAAAAGAGTAAAGAAAGCAGCAATGGCACCTGGACCAGCTATTACATTACGGATGCCTTTCAATAAGCCATTTGCAAAAGTAGAACCGGCACCTTCTCCTTCAAGAACTTCATTTATGTTTTCAACGAATGATTTCAACTGCTGTGCGCCATATTTCGCTAATGGCTCAAATGTTACTTTACCAATATTATTTGCTAGTTGTTGAGTTGAAGTGGCAGTTTGTTTTAATAATGCATCAAGAGTTAGATTCAATTTAGCAGTTGCGACTTCAGCTTCATTTGTTGCAGACGCGCCTCTCTGTAAAGCTCCTGCATAAACTCCTTGAGATTTATTTAAATCTCCAACAATTGCTTTTAATATGTTGACTTGATAAACACCGGCAACTTGTTCTGATAATTGCGCTCTTTGAGCATCAGCCAAACCTTTATAAGCTCCAGCAAAATTTTGTAATATTTGTACAGCAGGTAATGTATTTCCTTCTACATCTCTAACCGCTATATTAAAAGCTTCTAGTTGATCAAGAGTATCATTACGTTGCAAACGGGTAAAAATTGTTTTCAATGCGTTACCAATTACTGCGCCACCTCTTGCAGTGCTTTGTTGAGCAGCAGTAACTAATGCATTTAATTGATCAAGACTAACACCCGCTTCCTGAGCAGCCTGTCCTGTACGAGATAGAGCTTCAGCCAAATCACCAGCCCCTACTGCATAATCTTGTTCAACTGCCACCAACTTATTTAATATTTGAGTTGTAGTTATTCCAGTTGAAGCGAAACCGTTTACAGTTGAAGTCAATGCATCAACAGCATTTGCAGTTCCAATTCCAGCCAATCTTGTTAAAGTCAACGCATCTTTAGTTCTTACCAAAACATCTTCAGCTTTTAAACCTTGGCGAGAAAATTCAAGAGCCGCTTTAGAAGCGTCATCAAATGTAGAAGCGGTTTGTTTACTGACACTAAATAAATCTGTACTAAATTTCTGTAATTGATTGGTTGTTAGTCCGAATACACGATTAATATCTGCCAAACTTTTTTCTACTTCAATTGTAACATTAGCTAATTCTTTGAAACTACGGATAACACCACCTAGAACAGCAGTAGAAGCTCCGAATGCAATAACGCGAGCATTGGAAGCTGCGAGTGCGGCTTCGAAGTCTTTAACGTCACCCGTCATTCTTCCAAGAGGTTGGGAGAAAGCGCGTTGATTAACGCTTAAATTAATCTGATTGTTCTGTGCAAACTTTTGATTATATGCTTGAACACCAGCTTGAATAGAAGCGGTTAATGCTGCTTGATTGGCGGCGACATTAATTTGAACTGCCATATCTTGTATTTACACGTTAAATTATTAATTATCCGAATATTTTCATCATGTCATCCATACTCAAAGATCCGCCTTTCTTCTTAGCTTCATCAGCTAAAGAAAGAGTTTTTTGACCTTTAGCTTTCAATCCGACGTATTCAAGATCTTCGGCAGTTGCGCCAACTATTGAAGTAGCTTGATTTTCTTTATTGTTTTTTTCTTCTATTGTCTTTTTAGCATTTTCATTAGCATTTACATAATCTATAATCTTGTCAGGATCATTTTTGATGTCTTGAGGCATTTTATCATTTTGCTGAAAAACATTTTTAAAAAATCTAGCGTAAATAAGTAATTTTATCTGATTATAAGTAAGCTCGCAAACTGACTTACCAAAAAATTCAGTAGGATTTTCAGCGAATGGCATGTACAAATTAAAAAAATCTTGCAAAACTAAATACTGAATCGTGTTGTCATTTATATTTTTATATACTTCTGAGTATTGTTTTATTATGCAAGTTAGTGTTTCTGAATCTATATTATCAAACTCATCTTCTTCAAAAGCTGGTTTTAATAAAACTTTATCTTTATAAAGACATTTTAAAATATAAAAATCGTTAACTCTTTCTTCAGCATAACTTTCTGCTGTTCTATTAAAAAAAGAAGCTTTTGTGTTTTTAATGTCATACAATCGTTTTTGCGCTGATTCTATATCAGCGTTTACTCTTTGTATTTCAGATTTTAAATATAATACTTTTTTTTGTTTATTAAGATTATCAATAAAATCTTCTTCTTGTTTTATTAATGATTCTTGTCGAGTAGACCATTGTTTTTCTTCAATAAGTCGTTTTAAAGTTTCATCATTAGTTGGAACACCGCGACTCTTAGCTTCATTAAAATAATGATCGTAGATCTGATCGATATCGACCTGATCTTCCAAAGACAAATGCTTTAAATAAAAAAGATTCTCTAAAACCTTGATTTCAGAGAATCCGTTTTTAATATCCCGAAAAGCTTTTTTGTACTTATTCTGTTGGGATTGTTCCATCTATTTCTCCAATAATTCTGTCGAACTCTTCCTTTTCAGTATTGCTTGTAAAAAACCAATAACTAATTATACTAGCCAACTTACTATAACACTTTTCATAAATTTCATTTTTGTTTTCTTCGTAATCAAACATTACAGTCTCCTTAGCTTCGAAAGTCTTACCGGGAAATAGCCATTCATATTCAGCATTCTTTTTACTATTATCCTTAAATTGAGTAAGATTTAGTACATACCAAAGAATTGCTCTATTTTGAGCCTTGATATCTGCTGTATGATTAAACAAAGTCATATAGCTAGTTTCCTTTTCAATCAAAGTTTTACGACGTTGAAGAATCTCAGAAGTTACAGTTTCTATCTTCTTCTTATAATCTTCATCTCGCTCTGATTCTGGTTTTAGATTTAAAATTGTTAGTCTGCTCTGGAGATCTCCAATTTCTCCAGCGGCAGAAACCATAATCTTTGCATCACTATCGCTAATCAAACCGCCAGTATCACTATATTTATTTAACAACATCGCCTTTGTTAAAATACCGCTTCTGATGCATCTACTCATTTCAATACTGAATTCCATATCAGCATCTTGCATTTGCTTTCTATTTGGCTGAAGAATATTAATCTCTACTGGAATTTGCTTCTTTACTTTTTCCTTATAAGTGCGCATTACTTGTTCACCTTGTTCATTAGTTACCGTCTCCGTCTTATCTTCTTCTACCTCGGCGCTTTTATAAATATTGAAACTATAAAGAGTCTTTGACATAATTTTTAATATAATAAGATAAATTCTATTATTTTTCAACCAGTGTAATCATAAATATGGGTACAAGTTTATTATCAACAAGCGAAAAGGAGCAGCTAAATGCTGCTTTTGATGATATACATGAAACGTTTGCTCGCGAAATTACTGTTTATAAAGAAGCGTCTCAAATAGTTATCATCACAGATCCTAATTTTAATCCATTATATAATACTGCTGGTCAAACTACCTCATATGTAAATACACCAATTTATAGAACATTTAAAGCAAGAATATTCTATAACGATGATTTTACAAAAGATTATTGGACAGAATCTAAAGTTGAAGGTCAATTTAAAATGCAAACAGTTACTGGTTCTGTTAGAATTAAATTACGCGCAATTGATTATGATTTTATCAAAGAGGGTATTCGTTTTGATATCGATGGAAAACGATTTGTATTAATATCTTCTTTGAGACCACATGGATTAATAGGAGTTCAATATTACACTATTTACCTCAAGCCAGATCCCTAAGATATGAACGCTGACTGGATAAAAATGCTCCAAGATTTGCAAAAAGATAAAGATTATCAAAAAGCTTTAAAAAGCACAATAGATAAAGAATTTGAAAAAATAAAAAATAAATATCTTTTAGAGTTCGATAATCATCCTATTACTCAAGAAATAATAGCTGGAATGCAAGATATAAATGCCCCTAATAGTTCTGGAACTTTAGGAGGAATTACTAATTTGTATTCATTTATTGGTTTCGATAAAGGAACTGACCCCATATCTCCAATAAGAATTTTGTTAGAACAGTCTAGTTATAAAATATTGAATTCAACTTTTGGTGCTGAATCAGTTGTTATTTTTAATACGCCAACTCCCAAAGATATATTCGATGTTACTCCTATGCCTTGGGCTAGTGGAAGAAGTTGGGCTAGAGGCATAGAAACTGGAATTTCAGGTTTAGGCTATTATATTAAAAAATTAAGAAACAGCAGATCAGGACTAGGAGTTCAATCTCAAAAACCAGTAAGATCTGGCGCAAGATTTCAAAATACTAAATATATCTCAGATTTAATAAATAGATTTAATAACGATCTAAAAAATTTAGAAAAATAACATGAAACCATCATTTTCCCATAATGTACTTAATAGTTTTTGTTTGTGGCATGATAACTTCGTAATGACAAAAGGCGAAGCATACAAAACTTATACAACAAAATTTTATAACCAAATAGACACAAGAGTTGGTGGTGATAAAGTTATATACGCATCGCCATATAAACAATGGGTATACGATAAAAGCATAACTGGCGCAACTATTCCAAGCGGATTAACAATTGATGGATCTTTCTTACCAACTGGCACAAGTGGTATGAAATTAGATTTTGATAATGGAAGAGTTATTTTTAACAGTGGGGTTTCTAAAAATTTAAATATATCAGGAACGTATTCTGTAAAAGAAATAAATAATTATGTTAGCAGCGAACCTGAAGACACGATCATTATTGAAAATAAATACATAAGTAATAGTCGTTTTACAACTATAGAAACTGGAATTGCTCCATATCTACCAGTCACTCCTTGTACTTTTTCAATTATAGAATCCACTCAAAATGATCCTTTTTCATTTGGTGGAGAAGACGTTACCACTAATCATTTAAAAATAGTTGCTATTTGTGAAAATTTATATCAACTAGATGGTTTATTAAGTATTTTTGCTGATTCATTTAATGAAATTTTTAGTATCATACCGATGACAAAACATCCTATTGATGAGTTTGGCGGTATTAAAACAGGACTATATCCTACAGGTTACAACTATTTAGATTTAAAAAATCAATATAAAGACACAACTCTATTTATTTCTGACGTTCAAACTTCAAAATTAAAAGACGATGTAGTCAAAGAATTAAATCCTATTTTATATTTCGGATTCATAGATTTCGAAATAAAGGCTTTCAGATATCCTAGATTATAAAAATTTCACAAGATATCTTATATACTGTAAAAACTAATAACATTTTAAACAAATAAAAATATGGCAAGAAATCGTGTAATTTACCAAAGTCAAGCGCTTTTTATCGCTCCTAGCTCAACTGGATGCCAAGTTTCCGGTCAAGGAAAAACTTCAGCACCTTTTGGACCAACTACTGCTACTGAATTACTAGCTGGAGGAAGTCTACTCAAGAAGCTAGATCGCGTTCAAAATTGTAATTTCAACTTTACAATTAACCGTCAAGATATCAACGAGTTCGGTAAACTAGCTCGTCTTGATTCTATCGTTATGGAATCCCCAACAGTTGGTTTGGATTTCAGTTATTATGTTACTGATGGTCTAAATGAAAGACTATTGGGATTCAACATGTATAATACAACTGATACAGCTAACACCAACCCATTGGGCCAATCTATTTCTGGTCTTCTAGCAGATGTACAAGGTAACAATTTTTATATTCTTACTGTACAAGAAGGCGAAGACGTAGTTGGAACAACCAGTTCAACACTTCCAGCTAATACCAATACTGTAGTTGGAATCGGCAATGGATTTATTAGCGAATACGGTTTCGATGCTACAGTTGGAGCTATTCCAAAAGCCAATGTAACAATTGAAGCTTTCAATATTAAAGCTGACGCGCTTACTGGAGATACAAATGGAGTAATCACTGGTTATTCTCCTGCTATCGATATCACACAAAGCCCCGCCATCAAGTTAACTTCATCTGGAGCAGCTTATGGTTTATCTGGAGCTTTTACAACTGGAGTTTCAAATGTAACAGCTTTAAGACCTGGCGATATCTTATTGACTCTACCAAGCACTACTGATGGTATGATTGATGTAAATGGTTCTGGTAAAGCTCATATTCAATCATTCAAGTTTACAATTCCATTAACTAGAACAATTCTACAACGTCTTGGAAACACCTTCGGTTTCGCAAGAGTTATTAATGTTCCAATTAATATGAATGTAACAGTAAGCGCTATTGTTTCTGAATTGAAGACAATGAATCTTTTTGATAAGTTGACTTCAGCTACTAAAAATAACTTTACTATCCAATTAAATGATTCTAATGGAAGTGGTAAAGTTAAATACGGTATCTCTGGAGCGCTTTTGACATCAGAAACATATTCTGAAAATCTTGGTGATAATCAAACAGTTGATCTAACATTCGGAATTCAACTCGGTGGCGCAAACGATACAGCAAATGGCGTATTCATGTCAGGCTCATATCCTGCTGACAATATTGTTACCGACTTCTTCAAGCTCGGTACTGGCAAACTAGGTTAATAAACCTCCAAAAATAAAACCCCAGTCGAAAGACTGGGGTTTTTTATTTTACTCTAGTTATTAAACTATATAATTTCCATATCCATAAGGATAATAATACCAACCAGAACCTGTAAAAATTGGAGATCCATCTTCACCAGCGACCTGTTTTGGACCAGCCATATAAATATTATAAGCGGCAACCAACTTCTCCATTTCGGCTTTAGCGTCATTAGCTAAACTACGATAAGTTTTAGCGATTTCATTTTTATTTGTGCGAGTAATCATTGAATCGCCTTCTCTCAAAGTTATGAAATCAACGCTAGAATCTATTCCACGCAATACTTGACGAGTCTTTTTTGTATAAAACTCATACAAATACATTTGTTTATATATCGCTCTTTCTTCCTGCTTGAATTCGCCAGTAGGATAAACATAACCATATGAAACGCGATAATTTGTAAAAATCTTAGTATTAAGTAAGCCAATATTATTTTCTATCCATCCTGAGATGTAATAAAATTGTGCATAACCGCTATCATAATCAAATTCATTAGCAAAGATTTCATCAGCTATATCATGAACGCTATATTCTACCATATATTATACTTACACTTTTTTATTGATTTTATGAATTAATAAACAATGAATTGATTATTTTATAATTGCGTTACATCTTGTTGCACATTCAGTCTGAATTCAAACAAAGTTCTATCTAAAATGCCTGTAGAGTAAAAATGTAAATCACCATATAAATTAATTGGAGGAAAATTTCTTGTTACACTTGATGGAATACTAAATTGAACTACTCCAGTTCCATTCAATCCTGAAATAACTGTTGGCACAAAAGTATATAACAAATATCCATCTGGATGCGGACGAATTTGTCCAGTGCAAGTTATATTAGTAAAATCTAAAGTTTCAGAAGTTACAGTTACTGTTTCTGTTGGAAAAGTATCACCTCTTATAACTGATAACTGAGTTGCCATTTGTTATCTATTACACTTTATATCAAAAACAGAGACATTAAAAAACCCACATTTTATTGTGGGTTTGTCGTTTTAAAGCTCTCCTAATATCTTCAAAGTTTTTTGATGCTTTGGATTATTTGGGTCTAAAATTACTGCTGGATTTTGAACTAGCATAGAAATAGTACCCTTGTTAGTAGACTTAAACTCGCGCAACAACTTGTCACGAATATCTTGTCTTGAACCACTAGCAAAAATACCAATCTTTTCGCACATATGCTGCAAATCAATTAGCGTCATTTCCTTAAGCTTCTCCCTGAACACTTCAAGATTAGAAGTGCCAAATGGATTGCTCTTTTTAATTCCTAGAATTTCTTCTAGCTTTTTTACCTTTTCAATATCTGGATCAACATTAGTTACCTTTCCATCCGCCAAAGTTAGATTGTCTAGCTCTGACTTCTTTGGTTGTTCTGGAGCTTGCTTTTTTGAAGTATTCTTTTGCGACTTTTTAGCCATATACTATATTAGATAAAATTAATAATATTCAATAAAAAAGGCGTTACCCTTTCGGATAACGCCTAATTTATGACGAACTATTTTATATTAGACAATCAAGCCAACTAGAGCGCGGTTGTCGAGAACCATGCGGCCCTCTTCAACTGAACCATAGTAACCGATCTTACCTTGACGGAGAGTATACTGATCATCGGCAGTGAGTGTGAACTCAGAACCAGAATCAGCATCAACAGCGACAGCGCGAACGAGAGCATCGCGTGATCTGTCGAGACCAACTACGATCTGTTCAGTAGCTTGGAATGCTTGAGGATTACCACTGTTAGCATTAATAGCGTAGTTATCAGCATAAGCAGTAGAACCAGCGACAGTATCGAAGATTGTGGTGAACTTCTTGCCGACACCAAATTCGAGAATTTCCATGATAGAAACTCCGAAGAATTCAGTTAGACCAGCTTGGCTGAATACTTGATTACGAATCTCATCGGTAGCGGCAAGAGGAGCGGTTGTTGCTGTATTGTTAGATCCAGCAGCAGCAGCTAGAGAACCCTTTGTGTTTACTGGGTTATAAGCCATACCGCGAATTTCTTCGACGATTTCTGGAGAAACGATAAGATCAGTTAGACCTCTACGAGCGCCAGAAGGAGTACCACCAACGAATGAAGCGTTGATACGCTTAATCTTGGTGAACAACTTGTTCAAGTCGTTTAGAGTGAAACGGCCAGCAGCGGCTGAACGGAAAGCATGGTAATTATCAGAAGCAGTGCTGGAATTACCAGTTGAAGCGTTAGCTAGAGCAGTCATCAAGAGGTTAGCAGAAGTTCTTTCTTGCTTGAGCATGACTTCTTGAGCAATACGGGTGAAAGACTTGCTAACTACGTCTAGACGGCTCTTGGCAGCATACTTCTTGTCGAAAGCGATTGCGCTATCAAGACGATAGGTGGCAATCTTCAATTCGGAAGAAAGAGGCTGAACGATGTTCTGAGGTAGACCACCAGCAACTGATTGGCTGTATACCTTGATATAGTCCTCATCGAAGATGTCATAATAGAGATCTAGAGGAATTGAGGGATTATCTTCAGAATTGAACTGAAGGCTTGTGAACAAGTTAGAGATAGTTGGAGCATTATTAATAACTTCGGCCAAAACTGGACCAATGAATTCAGCCAAAGCTACTTGAGCTTCGTAGGCTACTTCACGGTTTCTAGAAGCCAATGCTTTGATTAGCTCTACTTGTTCATCTGTTCTCTTTAAAACGATTTTCATGTTCTTAAATATTTAAAATTAGATGGTGTAAGATGATGTACAATCAATTTGAACTAGAGCGAACTTAGCTCCAGCAGTACCAGTACCAGCGAAATAATCGCTCTTACCGTTTTGACTAATTCTTGTACCAGTAGCTAGTACACGACCGATGATGCTGTATTGACCAGTGAGTGGTGAAATAGCGCTTGCAGCATAACCAGTAGCCTTACCAGCGTTAGCAGAAATAGCCAAGTGAGAATTTGGAGCCATGTTGGCATCAACCCAGTCAATAGCTGTATCAGCTAGTGTGAAGATACCACGGGTAGCTACAGGAACAGCTTGTCCAGAAAGAACAGCTTGTAGTTCGGCTCTCTTGATTGGATTATAGAGCAACTTCTCACCATTTTCATCAGTGAGTAGTGTTTGGTTGAGGGTCAAACCTAGAACTGGAACACCAGCGGTAGCCGCAGTGAAAGTTAGAGGAACGGAAGGATACTGAGCAGCACCAAGGAATGGATAGTCAGTATTTCCGAGATAAGAATTAGCAGCATAAGTAATAGGATCAAGATCCATATTACCGGCTGAAACCTTAACGAATACACCAGCTGAACCGTTACCATTTGTAGATGGTACAGAGTCAGCAGTGTCGCTTGCGAATAGATTTACAACATCAAATTCGCTATATTGTCTGAATGGATATAAACGTAGTGACATATATTTTAAAATTTAACTGTGATATTTTCTTTACTGAAAGCTTTTTGAAGTCTTTCCTTCCAAGAAACTTGGCTTTCTGTTGGAGAAATAGTTTCATTAGGTACTGCTGGCTCTTCGCGTTTGGCATTTGCCAAAGCTGTTTCAACCTCAACAACCTTTTCAACTACTTCCTTGCTAGTATTAGCTTGAGCTTGGTGTTGAACCTTACCCATTCTCTTTACTAGTTCAGCTTCTAACTTTTCTTGGAAAGCTTTTTCTTGTTCTGTCTTGAAAGACTTGCTCTTGTGTCTATAGACAACTGCAAGCTTTTCTTTATATGAAGCGAAAGCTTCATCAGTGGTATCTAGAGCGGAAATTTCCTTAGCTAGATATTGACGATCAATGTCGTCGAAATCGTATTCAGAATCTAGAAGGCTCATTCTAGAACTATAAATTTCTTGAGCGGCCTTAGCAGACATTGTGCTTTCCAACTCATTCAACTTAGCTACAGTTTCGGAAAGTTTTTTGTTATTCTCTTCTAGATCTTTCTTTAGTTTTTCAGCTTGTGAAATGGCTTCAGCTTTTTCTGTTTCAGCTTTTTCCATGTCTTGCTTGATTTCTTCGTTCTTGAGTTTAATGTTTTCAGCGATTTTAGCTGAAATAGAAGCTACAGCTTCTTCAGTAAACTTGTTTGAGTCTTGCTTTTCAGCGGCAAGAACCGCTTTTAGTGCAGATATAATTTGTTCTAAATCCATAATTTTAGTTTTGGTATTATTTACAGTGTTAATTTGTTCTTGTGAAAATATTTTGTTATTTAAGTCTAGTAAATCTAGTGAATTTACTTCGATGCATTCATTTTGTTCAGCTTCTGTATCTTGCTTAATTGATTCTGACTCACCATCATCAACCACAACTCCTTGAACATCTGCGGCTGGATTACTAGTAAAACCAATGCCTAAAGGATATATTCTTCCAGTAACTAATCTATAAACTGGAGTTCCATCATTCATAGTACCAGGACCATCAAATCCTTTTAAATATTTTTTGAATTCGCTTATTTGCTCCTTTTTTGTAATGATTTCCGCTTTCTTCAAATCCAAACTTCCAACTGCAATATAATATTCATTGAAACCAATTTCCCAACTTGCGCTTATTCTTTCAAATAAATTAGAATCTGGATTGTTTGATTCCATGAGAGCATCTGCAAATTCACGATCAACTGTTTTATAAACAACAGCGGCTAGGGCAATATTAAATGGATCTAAACTTCCCTTAACATCTTCATCTGACAAAATTCTATTATCACCATAAGAAGAAAAAGCGGAATTAACAATGTGACCAACTACTCTTTGCTTTTTATGCTCAATATTTGTTGGCTTATGAATAAAATATTTCTTAAAAGCAATTGCGGTATTCGTATCGATACCATCACCATTTTTATTAAAACGATTTACAACAGCAGCGTTAAATGCTGCACCAACTAAATCAACATTCTTATCCAAATTTACGGTTGATGGAATTAAAGACTTTAGAGGTTCTAGTGAAGCTTGAGATAGCAAAATGTTTCTATCAAAATTGACAGAAGCAGTAACGATATTCTCAAATGATGTTTTGTAAAGGAACATATTATTAATATTTTACACAGAAAGCTTTGTACTGTGATATAACAATCCTGCTGCATATGTATCCAATTGATGTTCTGAAGCCATTTCTTGAATCTCTGGAAGTATAGAAAGCTTATCAAGAAAAGTTGGATCGTTTACAACAGCTTCAGCTTTTTCTTTCCATGAAACACCTTCACATCCAACAATAATAGCCTCTGTAATACCTTCAGCTAATTTTCTTTGATCTGAAGACAAAGTCTTTTTAGAATATTTTTTCTTTAAAGCTACTTCTACAGCAGCATTCAACACTTTAGTTTGATTTAATACTTTAGCTATAGCATCTTTGGCAAACACGGAAGCCTTAGCTCCCATAGGACGACCTTTTTCTTTTGGAACATTCTTTTTATTGAATTGATTTGGATTAGTATTTTGCTGAGAAGGTGGTTCACTATTTGAATCACTAGGCACAACTGGAACTCCTCCAACCATTGGATTATAAAATCCTTTCTTTCTATCTTCTAGGAATTTAGCTTGAGCAGCACCCAACTCTTCTTCAGTAGGATAAATACCACTTTCAATGACTTTAAGACCTTGTTCAGGAGGAAGGATGCCCAACTCCATCATTCTTGTGACTACTCTGTTGAATTGAGTTTCATCTTTTATAGAGACTTCTTCGAATTTAGCTTTAGGACATTTGCCTTTGAATCCTAAATTTTTAAAGATAGCTTCTATCTCTGGTTGCAAAAAGTCATTTATAAATGCATTTCTTGATTCTTTAAGTCTTTCAAAAAATACTTGCGCTTTTACGGTTGTATTAGCGAACTTTTCAGAACCAATCAATATATTCTGCAACCCTTCTTTGATATCTTCATTAACAATCTTATACTTTTCATAACCAAGAACTTTATGCATGTCAGGAATAACAAATTCAGCTTTAGTAGTATAATCAGCAACTAGAACGCGACCAACAGATTGGTTGTTCAAAAGATTTTGCATTGCTTTGATATTTCTATGGTTAATTCCACCTTTAGCTGGTTCTGTTCCTACAGTAATAAGAAGAATTACATTTTCGATAGTGCGGCAAATAGCTTGATCAATTTTTTTCATTTCTAACTTGAAGTTAATATCATCAAGCACAGGAAATCCAAACGGAATAGCAAAAGGCTCATAATCTTGCTTTTTATAAAAAGAATATACAATATTAGTAGGATCTAATTGTATCTTAAGACCATCACGCGCCCATTGACCATTTTTAATCTTATTTTGAGTTTGTTCATCAAGTGAATCAAAGATCATTTTATCATGATCATTTTTTGGTGTGCGAAGTCTTTCCAATTCATACTCGGAAAGTATCTTTTGATACAACATTACCTTCCAACTGCTTGATCTATTAACTGTTAAAAAATAAGGGTTAATTAAAATATACTGAACTGGAATTCTATTCTTAACATCATAAGGAGTTGGATAAGGCAATAAGCTTACATCTGTTGTATATGATTGACCATCATAGTTAGCATATGTTTCTAGAATTTTTTGAAAGTCGTCGATTTCAAATTTAGCGTTTATCTTATAAAAAAATACATTTCCACTTCTATAATACTCGCGAAAATATTGATCCTTAACATTCCACATTCTTACAGATTTCATCCATTTTTGGAAAAAATCTCTAGACTTCTGAGTTCCGCCTTCTAAATAAATTTCTGCATTAGCAAATTCAGACATGATATCAATAGCATTTCTGAAAATAGCAACATTCGCATAAGCTTTCTGACAAAGCTCAATAGCATCACGAATATTATATCCATTAATCGAGGTCTCGAAAGGTAAAATACCTTCACGAATATTTGCGTATTTATAAATTTTTGGCCCTACATATGCCAAATTTCTTCTTAAAGTCGTTTCGGCGCTACCACCACCACCGTTTCTATCTCCATCTGATGCGCGAGTTTCATGAGTATAAAATGGTTCACCAACAAAATTAGGTTCAGAATCTTGTTGCGCTTGCATTAAATTTTCCAATGGTTGTGGTCCTTCAGAATTACCTGAAGAAAATTTGTCCCAATATCCTGACTTTTTTGTGTATTTGCGACTCATGTTAATAATAGTTACACATTGTAACTTTAAAAGTGACTTTTTAACTTTAAGCTATGAATATCGGTTCGAAAGTATCCATAACGTCATCAACCTGAGCATTACTCATATCGAAGAATATTTTACAAAGCCAATTACCTAATACTAATGCAGAATAGCTATCTTTTCTAGGTTTATCTGGTCCAGATTTACGTTTTAAATTAGCTGGAAGATCAAAATTTTGCATACCTTGTGCCGAAGTTGTTATTTGTATAAGAGCGCACTCTGTTTTTGTAAGCAAAATCATATCTGATAAATGTTCAACAAAGTCAATCATCTTAGCTTCTTCATTTTCTTTTTCAGTATCTAAAGCATTAGAAAATTTAAGATCTGTAATACCAATATGCTTCTTAGTTTGATTTCTAAAATTATCATCTATAGCTCTACTAGCAAAATAAGTTCGACGATGATCAAAATTAGCTTGCAACATTTCATTTGCCACTCTTATCCAACCAGAAGTTGGTTTTCTTAAGAAGACGTATTTGAAATCTGATCTGTTATACTCACTTTTTGCAGAATAAAGGTTCTGCGTATATTCTTCAGGTCGTTCGAACTCAGTTGTTATTGGCTTGAGATTTATTTTAGCATCTTTAAACAACTCACTCTCGTTACAAGAATTCATAAATTGAACGCCACCGTTATAGTCCATACAAATGCCAACTACATTAAAGTTTTGTATTAAATATAAAAAGTATTTAATATGATCTTTTAATGAAGATCCAGAAAGAGCATAAGAATGAACTAAAGTATTCATTTGTTTTTCTCTATTTATTTTTAATACTTGAATTGCAAAATCGTCAGAAGATTCTGTTTCTGACCATGAAGGATCAACAGCTAATATATATTCATCTTCTGGATAACCAACAACTTCTACAGAAGGAAGCTCACCATCAGGAACCGTACATAAAGCCATTTTAGATATTTTAAAATATCCTGAACTATCATCACTAAATTGTGCGCCAAACTCTCGCAAAAACTGAGACTCGCTCATCGTAGCTTTAGCTTGATTGATTAAGTTTTGATCGTATAGCTGAACTGGAGCGCAATCATAAGAAAACTGCATAATACAACGTTTTGTTTTTTCATTATTTTTAGGATTGAATATTAAGTTATCATATTGTTCGTATAGCTTATATAAATATTCAAATTTAAAAGATGCAGATGATAATGCAATTAATTTATTATTAGGCCAGATATATCTGTCATTCTCAGTCATCTCTCCTTTAGCAATCAATTGTGATTCTAGATTATATAATTCTTCTCTCTGAGTTGGGTTTTGAACTACAGACAAAAATGGTACAATGACTTCATTATAAATGCGTTCAGGCATCAATAAAAACTCGTCAATAATAATACGATGAAAACGAAATCCGCGCAGCTTTTCACCATCACCTAATGGCAAAGCGCGAATACGGCTCTTACCAATCTCCATTACCCATTCATCATTAGATTTGGATATTTTTGTAATGCATTGTTTTAAAAGATAGGCTTCTGGTTTGGCAGCAATATCTTCTATCTTTTTGAAGATCATTTTTGACTGACGAAATGAGCGTGACAATATACCAGTCTCAACTCCCTGATTTAATATCGCATCAAGCACAGCATAAATACCAGTAGTATAAGATTTACTCATACCACGCGACCACACTCCTAGAAAATAGTCACTTTCCAACATGCCTTTAATAGCCATATGTTGAAATGGAAATAATTTAACTCCTGTTATTAGATCCGTAGCAAAAGTTGTATTGTTTCGAAGAAATTGATAAAACAATAACTTCGCTTCACGCTCTTCTAAATAACCAGGAATCTTAGCTAATTCCTCATTGGAAATGAGCTGCGATTTCCTTGGTACTTGGTTGCCTGTTTCCCAACTCATTGTCTAAAAAGTATTGTATGTCTACCTGCCATAGTGACTTACCATGATATAATAATTTAGGTATAATATCTAAAGATTTATTTCTACTGCCTGTAAATATAAACTGTATATGTCTAGGATATTTATGACATAAATTACGCATGTTATGAAAAACATATTCCAGATTTGTTTTTCTATTGTATTTCTTTTGATTGAAAAGAATAGTGTTAATACTACTTTCTACAACCACAAATAAATAACAGTTAAGCTCCACAGCCTTGATCAACTCTCTTTCAAACCTTTCAACACCAGAAGCCATAGTCCCTAAAAAGTCTGATTCACTTTTTCTATCTACAAAAGTATTAGTAAAATACTTTTTATCAGCTATTAAATAATCGCCAACAAATATCTTCTCTACTTTAGACTTAGGGAATTCTAAAGGATCTTGCTCTCTCGTATCTACAAGAATTGGCAAATGCGAAACATCTGTACTTTTAAAAAGTTCTGGCAAATTTTTATTATATAAAGGCTCAATGTTTAATAATTTACAAGCTGATGTATAAGAATTAAAATGTTTCTTATAAATATTTAAACTAGGCATATCTAAAGTTATCAACTCATTGTGAAATGGCGCAAAATGATAATGTTTTTCATCTATCCTCTTTTTCAATATTTCAATACATTTAGTTTTAACTTTTTCTTCGTTTTCTGACTTTTCCCATTTCAGAAATTCAGAATAGTCAATAAATTCGGTTTCAAAATATTGTTTTTTATTCTTAAATGGAATTTGCTGTCTGTAATATAGAGACAACCTAGGATAATGCTTGCAATAATACTCAGCTTGATAAAGATTATGCTTTTTCAAATGAGCATGAAAAGATTTATCATTTGTGAAAGACTCGCTACAGATTTTACACTGAATCATATAGCATCTTCTTTGGAAATGCCTAAAATTCTAGCTTTCCATGCAGACATATTTTCCAAACGATCAGCTTCTTCTTTGATTGTGCGTTTTTGCATATCAGCAATTTGAATCATCATTTTACGCTCTTGCTCATCTTGAAAAAGTTCTACAAGATTAAGAATAGAAGCATTCTTTTGATGAGTTTGTTCTACTCTCTTAGAGCGTTCACCATTTAGTTTTTGAATGCTCTTATCTATTCTACCAGCACATTGATTATACTCTTCTGAAATTGTTTTAAGAACCTCAGTCAAACGCATTGTAAAATCTTTTTGATCTTGAGTTTCATTAAACATGTCGTTAATTTTATTTTTCTTAATATCTATTTGACGCAAATTGATATAATCCATGCACACATTTATGTATAAATTTATTTCATCAACTGTCAGATCAGGTTTATCCCATACAGAACGAACGAACTCAGCTTCAAACAATTCCTTATCTGTAGAACTATTATAAGAATCGTAATTACCAACAAATCGCGGACTAGACAAATAAGTAAGCAATTTTTCCATACATTTTCTATGTTGCAAAGACAACTTTTCTTCTGAAATATTTTGACCAGCCCATTTATTAACTTTATTTATGACCGTCTTTATAGAACGTGGAACAGAATATTTATCTCCAACTCCTGATTCGTTATCCACAAGATAATCAGGATACTTTTCTTTTATATATTTTTGAACTGCCCTATATTCAGCAGTTATAAATATATTTATATTTTCTAATCCAACAAACTTTTCATGAAATATCAATTCTGTTACTTGACGAGGAGTAATTCCTGTCTTGATATTTTGGTCTATAAACTCACAATTTTCTTTTGATAAGATTTCAACTGTTTGTGTTGGCTTTGATTTTTCTTGTTTCTTTGCGAAACCAGTTGTTATTAAAAAGTCTCTTACGGCTTTAGCTTCTTTTGATCTACCTGTTAGATCTTCTCTATTAAAAACAAGATTAGCCAGCACAACGTAATCTTGCGTTCCTTCGTTTATTTTTCTTAGTATAAACGCTTTATTTTCGTCAGTTAACATATTAAGAAGAGAATATATCGTTTTCTTTCAGTAGCGCTTGAGCTTTTATATACAACATTTTCTTTAAATTTTTTATTTGCTTGTAGCCAGCTTTTCTACCTTTTTCATTTGTTTTAAATTTTAGAATTTTAGCAACTTGATCATCTGTTAAATTATCTATAAAAAACATTTTATAAACAAAGTAATGTTTATCGCTTAAATGATTTTTCATCAAGTCGTGTAACTTATTTTCTGCATTTTTATAGTCATAACTAGCGGCAGATTCGCAATTCATAAAATAATTCTTATGATTTTCCAAACTTACAGTTATCTTAACATCGTAAGCAGACTTTTTTATCTTTTCCCATTTCGCATATAATGGACACTCATTACATTGCTTACTGCTTGGAGTAAAACCACAAGACATCTCAGACCCAGAATCGCCTTCTTTATTTTGATTGAATGGACAAGACAAACAAGGACGCGCAAAACTTGTATAATTATTACGAATAATATTTCTGATCTGATTCGTGACTATACGGTTCACCCAAGGCTCAATAGCTCGCGATTGATCCCATAGATGCCATTTTTTATAGATATGGAGCTTTATTATTTGCTCTATGTCTTCAAAATCAAACCAAGTAATCGCTTTTAACTTCCATTTATTTTTACGCTTTTTGATTACTTGGTCGATTGTTTCATACATTTCTTCAAACTTTTTCTTTTTACGATTCATCAATATCTTGTAGTTGTCTAGAACTACATTCTTTAAGAGACTGCGCTAAAAGTTCTTCTTTAGTGAGTTTTTTGTAATTACTGCTTAACCTAGAAATCGATCTTTCGTTTGGATCTATTGGAGCGGAATTAAATAAATCTTTTGCAGAATGTTTGTTTCCTGCTGGCTTTTCAATTTCATAAGATAGTCTGCTTGGCTTCACAAATGTAGTTGGAATTCCATCTTCATCTACATCTCTAGCTTGTGGACGAGAAATATTTCTAGGTTGAACTGTTTGTTGCAATGCGGGTTTTGCAATATTGGAAAATCCACCAAGCGAATTTCCACAATTTGTACAAAATTTCGATCCTAAAATATGTTTACTACCACAATTTGAACAGTAAATGTTACTCATACACTTATTATATTAGTGGATGTTTGTTTTATCTAATTTCTTAAATACGCTTACAATATATTTTAGAATTTCACTACGCATAATGTCTTCTTCATCGAATTGAAAGCAATAAATTCCGCGATCTTCACTTTCTTTATTATTAAAAAGATCATAAACCCTCATGAAACCAGACTTATTGCCAATGTCTGATTGCATCGCATCTCCGCAAATAAACATTTTTGTATTTTCGCCAATACGAGTAAGAAGAGTAATTAGTTCTTTACTACTGTAATTCTGCGATTCGTCTGCGATAATAATCTTATCATTCCAAGTCGCTCCTCTTAAGAAATTAATTGGTAAAGCTTCTATGAATCCATTTGTTTCTAGATATTTAGATTGAGACATTGGAAGAAGCTCATCTAATTTATCATACAACGGCATCATGAATGGGTTAAATTTCTCATCTACTGTTCCAGGTAACGAACCTAACGCTCTTTCACCTGATTCAGCGATAGTTCGTATATATTTCAACTCTGACTTAGGATTCATATTCAAAATATGAAGCGCACAGTATACAGCTAAAAATGTTTTAGAAGAACCAGCAGGGCCATTAATAAAAATAATCTTTGTATTCTTATCAAAAGCTATTTGAGCGAAACTTTTTTGTTTGTCTGTTAAATTGAAGTTTCTAATATTTAACTTGACTGATCTAAAATGATTGTCGGCGATAATTTCATTTAGATCTTCCTTTTCTTTTTGAATTTTCTTTTTTTTGGTTGACATGTTGTTTAAGAGTTTACACTATATTATATGGTATTTCACTGTTTAAGTGTTCCTTATTCTCCTACTAAAAAAGATATATCATTATGCGCTTTTGTGCAAAAAGTTTATAAATTTTGCAACGAAATGACTAAACGCGGCCACATTGTTTACCATTACGGCCATGAAGATTCTATCGTTAATTGCACAGAACATATTAATGTTATTAATAATGATATATTAAAAGAGAGTTATGGCAACTTAAATGATTGGAAAGAAAAAGGATTTAATCAGAATGTAGACACTAAAGCCGTTAATATATTTAATAATAATTGTATTTTTGAATTAACAAAAAGAATAAAATCTAAAAATGAATTTATACTATGCTGGTTTGGATTCGCTCATGAACCATGTGTTAAATATTTTTATAATAAAGCTATAGTTGTGGAGCCTAGTATAGGTTATGATAGTATGTTTGCACCAATTAAAATATTTGAAACGCATAGTCAAATGCATAAAATGCATGGCAACTCATGCACAACTATAGGATTAGGATCTGAATTTGTTGTGCATCCAGGTTTTGATCCTAATGATTTTTTATATAAAAAACAAAAATCAAATATAGCTTTATTTCTCGGTAGAATAACCGAACAAAAAGGTGCTAAATTAGCTTATGATATTTGCAACCACACTCAACAAGATATTATTTTTGCAGGACCAAACATACTAGGTTTAAAAGATACTAAACATTGCAAATTTATTGGTTATGTCGATCCAATTAAAAGAATGTATTTACTAAGCGAAGCTAAATTTTTATTTGCACCATCTTTATTTATAGAACCTTGCAATTGGACAGTTATTGAATCTCAATTTTCAGGAACACCAACTATAACAACAAATTTCGGAGGATTTACCGAAACTATATTGCAAGGAGAAACTGGATTAAGATGTTCAAGCGTAAATGATATGATTTACTCTGTTCAAAATATAGATAAATTAATTAACCCTGAAAATTGCTATAAAAACGCAATTTCAAAATTCACATTACAGAAACAATGCGATTATTATGATTATTTATTTAAATCATTAATGCATTGATCTATTTTTTCTCTAACATTTTCAAAAGATATCGTTTTACTACATTCAAAATCTTTATTTCTTGGACAATAAATCCAATTGCTTAAAATTCCTTTGACATTATCAACAGCACTATCATTAAGACATCCATGACAAACATTTTTATTTATCACTCTATAACAATTATTAGCAAATTCGTTATCCTCATTAGTACATCCAGAAATCAATATAACTTTTTTATTTAAAGCCCATGCTAACCATGATAATCCACTGCTTATTCCAATAAAAAAACTACAATTTTTTATTTGTTGAACTCTATAATCAATAGGATAATCACCTGTTTCGTTAATAGCGTCTTCTGGGATTTTATTGAATTTTTCTTTAATTCCAAATTCCTGATATTTATCTATGACATAAACGTCATAATTCAATTTTTTTAAATAACGAACAACTTTTTGCCATCCAACAGGATTATTCCAATACTTCATTTGAGAAGTTGAATGAACACTTATGCAAACATATTTCTTTTTTTTATTAAAACTGTGTCTGCTTGTTGTATTAATTAATGGAATAAGTTCTTGATAGTCCAAGCCTAATGCGTCACAAGCTATTTTTTGCATAGGCCCTTCTCTAAATATAAAACACACATCTTTGACTATATCGAAAATATCTTCATAATTAACATCGACAAAAAAAACATTTGTATTATCTGAATAAAATAAGAAATGCCACTTTGTCTTCACATAAACTTGTCCTCCATATTTTTTTTGATAAGCGTCGGCATAAATAGAGAAAGCTATATTATCACCTAAGCTATGAGTTATAAAATTAATTAATGTTTTCATTTTTTAAATCGCTTATGCAATGATCTATCTTCTCTTTCACCATTTCAAATGTTATTTCTCTGCTACATTCAAAATTTTTATTTTCAGGACACCAAGACCAATTACTATATTCAAATTTATATTTTTTGTTATTAAAACAGCTGTTACAAACATTCATGTTTTGCACACAGTAAGGAGTAAAAAATTCAAAATTTTGAGCTACTGAATTATTTATACGCACAACTTTTTTACCCAATCCCCACGCTAACCAAGAAAGACCAGAGCTTAAACCAATAAAAAATTCACAATTATCAATTATGTTAATTATCTCATCAAATGAGTCATTACCAGCAAAATAATCAACATTATCTGGACATTTGTTAATATAAGGAGTTCTACCAAAACTATAATATTTATCAACACAAATTACTTTGTAACCTAAATTTTTCAAATAATCAACTATTGTTGTCCATCCTTCTGCATTATTCCAATATTTAAATTGACCAGTAGTTTGAACAGCTATGCAAACATATTTCTCACAATCAAATTTTTTTTGTTGATTAAAGTTTTTAATTTTACAAGGCTCCTCTTCATAAGTTAAACCTAAAATCAAGCAAGCTATTTCTTGTAAATTTTTACTTATCCAATCCATATTATCGAAACAACCTATTTTAAAATGAATATTTTCATTGCACATCTGTTTCTGAGTGTAATCAAAGAAATTTAATTCAGGATAAGTTTGCTGTAATATATTTTTATATGGAGTAAAATAATTAACTTTTATATTTTTTTCTCTAGCATATCTAGCAACAATCGGAGTCCATGCAATAAAATCGCCAAGACTATTTGATTCATTGGTTATATTAATCGTTTTTTTTTCTGACTTGTTTTTTAAATGATCGATTGCTATTTTTGCAGCTTTTTCCCATGTGAAATTTTTTCTTATAAAATCGCTATCTTTTAATGCTTTTTGTTTATAAAATTCATAGCTATTATAAACTTCAAGCATCTTCTTTTTTAAATCATTATAATCTGGATTATAATATCCAAACATAGTATCATTTTTATCTAAGATTTCTCCATGAACTTTTACGGCTATTCCTAATCCTTTTGCAAATTCTAATTGACCAGAACAATTTGAATATATTGATGGTATTCCACAAGCTAAAGATTCAATAAGAGGAAGATTCCAACCTTCTGATCTAGCGCATGATAAAAAAACACTACTACTTTTTATCATTTTTATCAATTCGCATCTCTCTTGAAAATCAATTATTTTTATATTTTCGCAAGTAATATTCATTTCTTCAAGTCTTTGTTTTGTAGATTTATGACTGTCATCTGGAAAATTATTAGAACACGAAAGTAATAATTGGACATTACTATTGTTTCCAAATAATTCAACAAAAGCTTGCACTATTTCTTTTGTGCTTTTTCTTCTTTCCCATTTTCCTAGTACTAAAAAAGTAAATTTATCATTATTTTTCAAATCTTCTGGGAAAAGTTCATTTGGATCTATTCCTTCTGGTACGATTCTTATTTTTTCACGCGAGAATCCTTGCCTTATTAAACAATCATATTGCCAATGAGTAGGAACCCAAACTTGATCAGCAAAATTTAATTTTTCAAAAAAAGAATTGGGGTATGTGGTTTTTTCCCAAACATTATAAAATATTTTTTTACCAGAATAATTATCATTATAATATTGATGAAAACAATCAACCAAAACTATATCAAATTCATGATCAAAATTATTAAGACCATTATAAATAGGCACATCGAACTGCCCATTTTCAAAAGAGCATGTTTGTAAAGCTAATATTTTTTTATCCAATTTATCTACAGAATCCCCATGAACCTCTTTTGAATTAACCCCTTTCCAGTTTGAATCTACAGAATAATTTCTAATTTTGACATCCGATTCTTTAGATAAAGCTCTAAAAAAATTTCTAGAATGAATTGCGTATCCAGTCCTACCAATATAACAACAATGACCTAAAATTTTCATATAATAATATAATTATGTCTTATATATCTATAAAATCCATACGAGTAACTTTTTACTTGGTTCTGTATTTTATTAAAATTTTCTTCTAAAATTTTATCTAATTCATGTTTATTATCAAAATAATTTTCTTCTAAATAATATAAAATAATTTTAGCTTTATTATTGTTTGATTTTATTTTATCAACCGTGTCTTTTATAAAATTTGAATTCAAAAAATAATCGCAAATTATCAAATAAAAATCAGAATCGTAATTACAATCAAAATCTATTTTACAATCAGAATATAAATTTCTGAATTTATTTTTTTGATCCAAACTTAAATTTTGCGAAATAATGGATATAGATTTATTATGTAAAATATTTATTCCTAAAATCAACAAACCCGAAGTTTCTTTATAAATATCATTAAAAATATAATAAGGATCATAACAATTATTTTTTAATTTATTATATGCTAAATCAAAATTCGCATTGAAATTGGGTTTTGCTGGAGAATGAGAATCAGAATCTTGTCTTAATTTCCAATTGTATAAGCATCTAGGTATATGCATCCATTTACCCAAACTATTAAAATACATAACTCTATATGAATCTTCAGAAACAGCGTTAAAATCATTTATTTCGAAATTAATTTCTTTGATATTTTTAAAACATCTTAAATGGCTAAAAGCATAATAAGAAATATTATTCAAATAATTTATATTTGGATGAAATGATGGTAAATTATCTAAAAGATTTTTGTTATTTTTTAGCAAAGATATAGAATGAAAATTATTATTTTCTGTTTTTATAAACTCACTGCTTATAAACACAGCTTCTGGATAAGACGATGCGAATTTATTATAAATATTTAAAAAGCTTGGATCAAATTCGTCATCACAATCTATCAAAACTATATAGTCAAATGAAGAATCAAAAAATTTATTAGGTTGCCAGAACATTTCTTTTTTACGAGACTGTTCTACATATTTTACATTTTTAAAATATTTTATTTTTTCAAGAAGCATTGATTTAGTATTATCAGAACTAAAATCATCAGTTATTATCCACTCAAAATTATCGTAATCAATTTTAGATATTTGATCAAATATAAAATCTACAAATTTTTCTGCATTATAAAAAGATGTATAAAGACCGAATTTTTGCCTTTTTAAAGGATAAATATTATTCATTTTAACACTAGAAAGATCGTATTTTGGATACACTATAGATTTATTTATAGATGTAATATCGATCTCTTTAAATTTTTCTAAAACATCATTATAACTAGGATGACATTTAAAAGTTTTATATTTTTCTAAACAATCTGGTAAATAAGGAGTAGCATTTATAGTTCCCCATTCTTTTACTGAATATTTTACATCACTTGTGCAAAAAATTTTGCAATCTCCTCCTATAAATTTATATTTATAATCTCTTGATCTTTTTCTTATTGGATTGACATATCTATAATCTGATGCAGTTCCTACTTGTATTATCCATGCATCAGTCGTACCAGCCACATGAAGCGGACCAGAATCCATAGTAATTATACAAATAGAATTATTTATCAAATGCCACATATCACTGATAGAAGAACCATCATTAGAGTAATTGATTATATTATTACCTTTTGGCACAAAACATTTTTTTTCAATAATTCCTTCAGAAGTTGGTTCTAAATAATCTTTTCCAATTACTACTATATTATAACCTAATTCACTTATTTTATCGGCAAGATTCTGCCAATTTTCTTTGCTCCAAGTTCTATTCTTCCAATTAGAGGTAGTATGTATACAAACATAGTTATTTAGGCTTTTAATATCATATTTACAATGTTCATCTGCAAAAAAATCTAAAGTTAATTCTTCATCTAATAAATCAAAACCTAAATCAAAAGCGCAACTTCTTCTTCTATCACAAGTATGTATTTTTCTAAGAGATTTAATTCTAGAATCTTTGAAAAAACTTTCCATTTCAAAACAAGATAAAACTTCATATTTAGATTCGTCCACTTCTTCTTCTAAAAAAAAATTAGAATCTACATAAGGATTATTTTTAAAAAGACTGGGGTATTTAGATTTTACACTTATTTTTCTTCCATAAGCTTTTGATAATTTTCTTAAAGCTGGAGTAGCGCAAAGAGTATCGCCCATACCATAACCATGTATCTTTAATAACACTTCTTTCATGTAAAATGTTTAAATTCTAGAACGCTAGAATTGTAATTTTTATTTATTTCTGATTTTATCTTGAATCGCGCATCGTTATTTTTATAGACGCTTCTGGCTAACTCTACGAATTCTGTATCGAATTCATTATTCTTTTCTTTTATTCTTATATCATCTTCGATATACCATAATTTTTGATTAACATTTTGCAAATCAGTAAAATACCTCTGTTCAATATTAAAAGGTTTAATAATTTCATTTATTAAATTGATTTCTTCATCAATTTTTATAGAAGCATTTGGTATATTTTGTTTTTTTATTTTTAATATTGTTATCTTGTCAACTGCTTCGCCGATAGAAACTGGAATTTGTATCATATATATTTTATGCAAGAGAACGATTTTTTGCAAAAATAATTCCCAACTTTTCTGATTTTACGATTACCCTATATTCAAAACCATTTTTCTCAAAGAAAGAAGTTAAATTTTGAAAATGACCGTGATATTCAACAGCTATTTTTCTGATATTATTTTTTATATAGTCAGCATTTTGTTCTGTGAAAATATAATGCTCTCCTCCTTCACAATCGCACTTAAAATAGTCAATTTTTTGAATATTATTTTTGTTTATAAAATCTAAAAATGAGTAGCCTTGAATTTTTTGCTGAGGTCTATTTCTATCATACCAATTAATATTTTCATTATCTGCTATAAAATTAGCTGGATCTGTATCAGATAACAATACTAAATATTTTTCTTCTGTTTTATTGGATATAGCTACATTATTCAACACAACTTGTGGAAAATGAGCGAAATAATCTTCGAGAATAGAAAAAGATTTCAATGAAGGTTCGCAGCAATAAATTTTTGAACATTTATTGTTTATTGCTTTTGTTATAAAAGCTCCAATATTTGAACCAATATCTAAAACAACATCATTCTTTTCTAAGGAAAAGAAATCAGAATCATATTCTTTAAAACAAAAAACTTCCATAAAACTACTCATTTCTATTCCATCATTAATATATTTTAAAATTTGTGGAGCTTCTGTCAACGCATCTGACATTTTAAAATTAGAAGAGTAAAAAGATTCTGAAAATATTAACTCCTCATCATCAAAAATTTCTAATCTCAATGAATTAGATATTTTTTCGCCAATTGAATGTCCTATAAAATAAACATAATCTTTTATCAATATCATATCATCATAATGATAAATAAAATTAAAAAAACCATCTTTCAGTTTTACTGATAAAATTTTATTTTCATATTTTGAATCATTTAATTTGAAATGAATAACTGCTTTTGATGGATTCAAATTAAACTCTATTCCAGTTATTGTAAACAGTTCTTTTTTCATTATGTGATGTTATTTAATTTATTAATATTCGCACATGAGTGTCGCACTTCTTGTTTAGCTTCCTTATATATTATATCGCTACTGAACTGTTTTGCTAGCGTATTTATCGAAATAGAATTGCCGGTGCCAATATTGAAAATTTCGTTTTTGATTTGTTTATTTAATAGGTTAGAGATATGATTACATACATCGTTGACGCTTATAAAGTCTCTTGTTTGTTCGCCATCTCCATATATAGTCAATGGTTCTTTCTTCTGAAAAGCAAGATTGAATGCCGTAATCACTCCAGCATATTGCGGATTCTGTCCTTGACCAAATACATTAAAAAATCTAAATATTAAATAATCGATGCCCCACAATTGGCAATACATTTGTATATACTTCTCGGATACTAATTTATCTAATCCGTATGGGCTATTAGGCTCTGTAGAATCTGTTTCGCTAACTGTTCCTTCTTTATTACCATATACTGCTGCACTAGATGAGAATAAAAATTGTTTGATGCCGTGAAGTTTGGCGGCTGACAATATCTTTATAGTCAAGAATGTATTATTGCCGAAACTATTTACTGGATCTTCAAATGATCGCGGCACACTTACCATTGCTGCGAGATGAATTATGCAATCTACTGCCTTAAATATGTTATCGTTAACGTCGATATCTAATATGTCTATGATTTTTTGCTTGTCAGTAGGAAGTGCGGTGCTAATAACTTTATCCAAGTTATAAACGTCATGTCCATCGCTAGACAATTTATTTATTAGATGCGTACCGATAAACCCGCTGCCGCCAGTAATCAATATTCTCATATGTTGTATTCTATGTTATTTTCCGTGTTTAAGTATTCAATAGCGTTATATAAGATAGAAATGTTATCATCAAATCTACCAATTCCTAAATTACAGCTATTACATATATAGCCGCGAAATGTGTTATCGAAGTGACAATGATCTAATATCCATGATGTTGTATGTTTTTTGCATATTGGGCAATCGCCGGGAGGAGGTGGGGGGTTTTGAGACCGTAGGTTTCGGCGCAATGAACTGAGTTCGTTATTGCATGATTTGCAAGTATTCTTTCTGCCAGCGTCACTTGTGGAAAAGAATGGGAATTCACTTATATCTTTTTCAATTTTACAGCTGCGGCAGATCTTTGTACACATTTATAGTATATTGTATATATAAAAGCTTGGGTTTTTATAGTTTTTGTTTTAAAAAATAAGAGGTCGTTTATTTTTTTTGTTTTTTAATAGGGATTTATGGCTTGTTTTTGTTTTGTTTTTTTAAATGGCCGGGGGGGGTATGGGTTGTGTTGTTATTGAGATAAGAAAGAGGTAGATGTAATAAATAGATATAAGATATAAGTTAGGTATATTGGAGAATATATAAGATAGAATAAAATGAGTTGAGAGATTGAGAATAGCCTCCCCCTGCCTCAGCTCCAAAAAGTCAAGAGAAAAAAATTTCAAAAAAACGGTAGGGGTCGGAGGGTTGGCACGGTTCCTGCTGGCCGCAGACCCCCCTCCCCCAGGCCATCGGAAAAAAGTGAAAAAAGTTATCTGAAAGTGTTGACGGCCACCGAGTTTTCCCCCATAGTGTGTCCATGCAAAACGAGATTGTGATTCTGAAGGTCAGCAAGTTCAAGACGGTCGCGCTGGTTGGTGTGACGTACCGCAAGGCGGACGGCACGACTGGCGTGTCACACGGTAAGACAGAGGCGGAAGCAATTGCAAACATCAGCGTGGTGATTCCTGCGAAAACGCTTGACTTCGCCCCGCTTGCAAAGCGCAGCACTAGCGGAAGCTACTTCCGCAACAACAACGGGATGATGGTTGAAGTCTGAAAAAAGTCTGAAAAAAAAGTAGACAGGAAAGAGTTTCTACCCTACCTTAACACCATGACGAATGACTTCGCCAACATCAGCGCCGAGAGCAACCTGAGTGACATGATCGCCCTGTCCGCAGCCGAGATCATCGAAGCCAACGCATGGTTCGATGAGCGCAACGAAAGCGCAGTGACTCAGATGGACAACGACGAAATACCTATGTCATTCTAATAACACAAAACAGTAGTAGTAATACTACAAAACCTTTTTTACAAATAATATGACTCAAACTACTAAAGTTATTAGTTTTACTGACAAGAGCGGTATTCGTAAATACGTTCTTACTGTGTTCAAAGGCAAGAACGAAAACAACACGCCTATCGTTTATCCGAAAGGTTTGTCAGTTGGAGACTACACTAGGTACTGGCTCGCAATACAAGAACAGTATGGTCAAGTCTGTATTCGTACTGGTTATCGCCTTAACCAACTTTAATAATAAAACAATACATGAACAACCTCAAAGACATTGACGCTAACGAGATTGCCACTATTCGCATTGCACTGTTAGACAAGATTGATAACATTAAAACTTACATACAAATGTCTAATGATTTGAAACAACCCATTAGTGCTAAATACTGGGAAGAATCACTAGACAAACATACAACACTGTTAAACAAGCTGTACTAATACAGCCGCCGACCTTGTAGTAGTACAGGGTCGCAGCAAGAACCGTGCCAACCCCCTTGGCACGATAGTTGCTCCCCCCCCCCCCCCCCCC